GCGTGTGAAGTCCGGCAAAATCTTAAAACATAATGGACCTTCAAATCCTATTGCTCGCTATGACCTTCATTATGATTTTGAAAAGGGACCGGAAGATGAAGCGGTGATTAAGGATATTACTAGTCTATTTGAGAATGCTGTTCATTCAGCATTTACGAGAGTTACATCTTTATCTCTTAGACACGGAACGCCGGTTCAATTTGTTGTTGAACAAATACAGAAGGGCTCTGAGGTTGAGGATGATTTGTTTTCATTCTCCAAGGCGCTATCCAGAGTGCTTAAACCTTACATCAAGGATGGCACTAAGGTTAGTGCTGATAAAAAGTGTCCTACTTGTGGCGCACCAGACCTGGTGTATCAAGAAGGCTGCATGCTTTGCAGAAATTGTTCTTACAGCAAATGCGGCTGACAAATATATTTTCTTTTAATTGGTTTAAAAAGAGAGCCGGCTCTGTTATACTGAAAGTAAGTCAAAGAGACACGACACCGAGGGTTTCTCTCTTAACCGTTGTGTTGCCTCTGTGCACCGGTCCTTTGACTTCTAAATTTCAGCTGGTTATTAAGGCCGGCAAAATAAAATAAAAATCTTTCTTAAAAGGGTTTAAATTCGGGTAAGGTTCTGGTATACTGAGTAAGTCGAGGCGATGAAGAGCTTGGCTGGGTATGCTCGGCGAAGATGGTACCCTCTAAATCGTTTCGACTCTATTTCAAGTCTACTACTAATTAATATATTACCACCTAAAGCACTCGGCAGTGCGGGAAGACTTATAATCTTTAATCGCCAGATCGGCGAACGGATGGGGATCGACACCCCATAGGTGGACTGAGAGTGAGAACATATTAAGAGTCCCGCAAGGGGCGTGCGTGCATAGGTAACCTGTGTTCCGCTATACGTATGCTCATCACCGGTGTTATTAGAAATGATTGCCGAGCATCATTTGAAGGCCAACCCATTACGGTTTCGTGTCTTTCATTATGACTCATTTCTATAACGCCTTATCTTAATGCAAGGCATTGGCTTTGCGATGGCCCTATCATCTAGTGGTTAAGGATACCGCCCTTTCACGGCGGGTACACGGGATCGTACCCCGTTGGGGTCACCAAGAAAAATAATTAATCAGTATAAATTGTTTGTGAAGTGTGATAGACTGTAGAAGTAGTAAGTAAATGGAACCATAACTCAGTTGGTAGAGTAGCGCCCTTTTAAGGCGACAGTCGAGGGATCGTTCCCCTCTGGTTCCACAAAGTAGTTGAAGATTTAGGGTCGTGACAGAGCGGCTATGTAGCGGATTCTTAATCCGAGCGAAAGCAATGTGGGTTCGACTCCCGCCGGCCCTACAAATAAAAGCACTTTGAACACGAAAATAGTATAAAATTTATGAGTCTAGTGCTATACTTAATTGTATGAGTAAATATCATAAACGATACGATTGGAAGTTATTGCAAGCGGAATATGACTCTGGCATGAGTCAAAAAGATTTGTGTGTTAAATACGGCGTGTGTGTTGCTGCTTTGTATAAAGCAAAGAGTCGAGGTGAAATTTCATTTAGGACTCCGAGTGAAGCGCAGAGGCTGCATCAGTTAAATCATAAACGACCTGCTCCAAGCGAGGAAACAAGACGAAAGATATCCGAATCTCAAATTAGATATTATGAAGCAAATCCGAGCAAAATACCGTATCGGCTGTATCATTCTAGCAAGCGCTCTTATCCTGAGCAAGCCTTTGAAAAAGCTTTGAAAGAAAACGGTGTAGTGGGCTGGGAAACTGAATACGCTTTCGGTATGTATAGTTTTGACTTTGCTTGGCCAGAGTGTCGTTTAGATGTTGAAATCGACGGTGATACACACAGACAAGATAAAGTCAAAAAGATTGACGCCCGGCGGGATGCTGTTGCTGTTGGACACGGTTGGGAAGTGGTAAGAATACCCGCAAAGGCCGTTCGTGAAGATGTTATGGCTTGCGTAAATCTTGTATTAGAGAAGTTGGCTTTACCTATTGTTGAATATGAAAAACCAATTAAGCCGGAAAGAAAAAACTGTTTCTGTTTAGAATGTCAAACAGAAATAGTAATTGGAGCCAAGCGGTGTGCGCCGTGTCAGGCGAGACGAAATAGAAAAGTCGAACGACCTTCGTTAGAAGTATTGATGAATGAGTTGAAGACGACTAGTTATGTGTCTGTCGGTAAAAAATACGGTGTGAGTGATAATGCCATTAGAAAATGGATTCGATCTTACAGTAAGATGTAGTTGTATATTCCAAGATAGTTCAGTGGTAGAACGCTCGGCTGTTAACCGATAAGTCCTAGGTCCGATCCCTAGTCTTGGAGCTTTGTTATTTGTTTTGTTCTATGGGTAAGGAAGCTAACGGTTGGCCCGTGTCTGGATACGGATGTGTTAGAATCGATGCTAACAATGGAAGGCCCATTCGAAACGGCGTGTGTTCATATCCACAGAACAAAGCAAATAACGTTTGATTTGACATTAGAAAGAAGTTCTTGTTTATTGCTTATCCAAGCGCTTGGGTATGAGTGATAGCGACGAGTGTAATTACGTGGCCACGATATTGCATCAGTCAGGTTTAGATGTCCGGCTCATTTATTAGGTTCAATCCCTAATCTGCCTTGACCGTAGAATGAGTGCCAGAGTAACGACGAGAATTTCTTTGTGATATCAAATAGTTAGCCGGCTTTTTTATTACTTTAAAATCTAAGAATTGTATGATATACTGGACGTATGGATATGTCAAGCAAGCATACAATGAAGACTGGCACGTTAGTTCGCTTGGCGAGCAATCTGCGCAATCATAACTTTTGTACGGAAGAAAGCTGGCACGATACTGAGGGGATTCACATTACATCGAACAGTATTGTAAGGGTTGAACCTTTGGATATTGGGTTGGTGGTAGATGATTTGATTGAGGAGGAAGAGGAATACTATTTGCTTGTGATGTTCAATGAGCAGATTGTGAGAGCGGACTGTCGGACACTTAGGAGAGTCAAGTGAGCCAGATCAAGTTTTTGCCGGGACAATTATATTGTTTTCGGGAGGGTGTCCGTAATGTTGACAATCGATTCTGGTATTTAAATTCAGCAGGCGATTGTTCCATCGAAGAATTTATAGTGGAGTCCGACTCTATTGTAGTATATATTCGTGATTATAAAAATCATCAACCTCTCCTGGAGTGGGGAGTATATCTAGTGGATGATAGACTAGGTGTAGCACTTAAAAAGTATTTCAAACCTGTACCGAGGTCTAAGTGAGCAAAAGTATGAATTGGCTAGAACAATATCCCGCACTTCAAGTCGGTGCACTATACAGCTTGCATCAAGGCGCCAGTTATTGGCACTATGACCCAAGCACTGGAAAGTGTAATGAGGATATTGAAAAGGATTATATCTCAGAGAAGGTTAATGCAATATTTATTAAGCCTTATGAGGGAAACCCGTCAAGCCGTGTGCAGTGGGGTGTTTTTCTCTATGAAGACCGGTTAATAGTTGGGGCTGTGAATCACGCTCGACCGATAGAGAAGGAGCGAAACGAATGAGATTTTCTAAATTTCAGCCAGGTGTTCTATTTGCTTGCGAACGGAATGGTGCTTATTGGCGATATAACTCGGAAGCTGGTAAGTGTATAGATGCAACATTGTGCACCAATACTGAACAAAATCTCTTTATGTTCATTAAGGATTACAAGCCTGGCTCCCTGCACGAAGAACATTGGGGTATATTTCTTTATGAAGACGAATTGGTAGTAGCAAACAAGCTTGAATTAATGCTGATTGAAAAAGAACAATGAAGTCTTCTGGATGCTTGGTAGAAGTGGGCCCCGAGCAGGGTACGGATGCTTATACTATAAGTGCTGATGGTCGAACTCTCTTAGAGGGGCATTGGCTGAAAGCCGGCACAATACTACTCTGGATTGGTTCTCATAAAATGATTATAGAGCAGACTGATAATGCTAAAATGATTATAGAGTATACGACAGACCCATATACGAATTATGATAAGTGTCTATATGAGGATAGAATGGTAGCAGTGTGGCAGTACGATATTAAGGAGATTCGGAATGGAAACGTATAAGGCCGGAGATTTGGTTCGAATTAGTCATCATCAATATATGGCGGCGAGGAAGAACGCTCTTGAATTTTCTGTATATAGAGAGCGCCTAGCTGGTGAACCCGGCTTCTTTTATGCCATAAAATTTCATTCTATTGCTAGCGATAGCGTTGGAATGATATTGAAGCAGAGAGATAATGACGAAGCTTGGTTAGTTATGTTTGATGATATTATTGTAATAATCCCAGATGATACCCGGGAATGGGGAATGCATGGAAAGTGGTTGGTGCCGGCTAACATCTGAATTCCCAAGCGTTTTATCGATATTATCTTTTCGCATAATATTGGTTTAAATTCCAGCATCTTTCTGGTATAATAGAAGTATGTCAGAGAATAAACCAAGCAGCAGGGGACGCAACATTCTCGAAGTCAATAATATGGCTCGGGGCTTGCAGCCAGGAGCCTTGCTTACTTTTCATAACCTTCCTCGTGGCGGGTGTTGGCTTAGCCCTGTAGGGGAAAATAATCTTCCTGGGACGAAGCAGAGCGTGTTGTTTAATGAAGAGACTATTTTCTTGTTTGTTGAACAGAATTATTTTGGCGGCGAGCTTACTGTTCTGGTTGGTGACCAATTGTTTGTTGGTCGAGTATCCCTTTTCACACCGCTAAATGTATGAATTCCCCAAGCGTTTCTACCTTTAGCCCTGGTCAATTGGTACGTTGGAGTGCCGATCCATTAGGGTCGCGGCGGCGCTTGATGGTGTGCGAGCACGATGGTTGGTCTTCGGACACCGCCACAGTCTCGCCCGTTGGACAATATTACATTCCGGACAATGATGAAATCTTTATGGTTGTGAGAGAGTTTGGAACGTTTCCAGAACACACCGGGAACGTTATGCTTGCGTGGTCAGTGTTTATGATTGGTGAACAGTTTGTGGTCGGACGTGAAATTGATTTTAAGCCGGTAAACCTCTAATTCCCAAGCGCTATCATTACTTTAAAATCACAAGAACGATTTTAAGCTGACTATATAATATTATGCGTATACTGTTTTTAGATATTGATGGGGTTCTAAATGATTCCAGCTTCCTACAGCAAGCGAATTTCGCACGTAATGAGAAGCGCAAGATCTCGTCGTTGCTAAATAGCCTCAGCGAGGCGGAGACTCTACGGGCTTTCGATCTATCGCATATTAATTCTGATAATGTTTCTGTGTTGAATGATATTGTAGAGCAAGCAGATTGTCATGTTGTTATTTCTTCTACTTGGCGAGTGCTTCATACTCAGGCCGAGATTGCTTCTGTGTTGGCTGAGAAGGGATTCAAGTTCCCTGACCGTATTGTTGGAATGACGGACACCGGACCTGGAATTCGAGGAAAGCAGATCCAACGTTGGTTGCTTGCTAATTGGGATAATGTTGATGGAATTTGTATTTTGGATGATGAGGACGATATGGGTCCGTTTCTCCCTTGGCTTGTGAAGACGGATATGTTTGCTGGCGGGCTCCTTAAGCGTCATGTTCAATTTGCTGTTAATCTGTTGTTAGAGAAGTTTGAGCCGGCAATGAAGGCTCCCCGCTGAAAGCTGTCAGAACGCTATCCCCTTGCGCCAGGATGCGTTCTGGCACGTCCTAAGAGCTTGGACGGACCAATGGTCGGCGGCGTGCCCTACTCAAATTAATTACTTTAAAATCGGCTAAAACTTTGATATACTGTGTATATGAAGACGAACGCAAAACAACGGGAACATTCCAGGCGATCTTGGGCGGCTCAGTCTGCGCACCGTCCCTCCGCCGGCCCTATGGTGGACAAGCGCCAGAAGCGTCAGGGGACACGGCGGGAACGCACGATCCGGGCCACTCAGGAATTTTGAAGGATTAATCACTTTAAATTCGGCAACTATTAAGGTATAATAAGTCTATGTTCAACAACGATCTCAATTTCAAGCTGGCCGTCACCTTCAATACCGCAGAGAAGCAAGAGCGATACCTTCGCCGATGCCTTCAAACGGCCTTCGACCAGATGATGGAATCTCCCAGTGAGAACTATCTTGTCCTGGCAGCAAACTATGACAGTATCAAGCAGACCCTTGATACCTTTGATGCGGTTGCTTATGAGCAATCGCTGGATGCCACCCGTTTCTTCCGCAATTTCGAAAACGACTGAAATTCGGTTTATTCCTTTAAATTCGGTCAATTACCCGGTATAATAAGAGTATGAGCAAGACGAACCGCCTCGAAGTCTCGGAAGATAGTCGCCCTCGCCAGAACCGTCTGCGTTCTGCTAGGCGTGTGGATTTCCTTGGTCATCCCGTGAAGTTTGTTGCCGCACGTTGCGACGGGTGTGGTCGCCACGAGGATAATTGCCTCTGCGATACCGCTGACTTGATTAAATCACTTTAAATTCGGCTTTCATTCTGGTATAATAAGTCTATGTCTAAGCAAGATAAAAACGTCTCCTCAGAATTCTTCATTGTTTTCGACAAGGGGTGGCGCAGCGAGGTGCTCACAGCATGGAGCAATGAGCCTGAGCATCTCCAAGAACGCTGGATCAGCGTCGGAGTACGGGAATTGGCTCAGTGTGTTGGCGAGGTCGAGGACAGCGCTCGTTTCCCTTCGTTGCTTGAAGCTAAGAAGGCCGGGCTCGCTCTGTGGACGCTCGTCGGCGTTGAGCGGTGGGATCTTGAATTCTTTAAGGTTTCTGCACAGATCGTGCAGGTCGTGAAATACGCTGTTAAACAGGCTTAATTATGTCTAAGCATCGAAACGAGAGCATTCTCACAGAACCGATTACGTCCGTCACGGAGATATATATCGAAAAGTCGCTGGATGAGGATGCACGGGTCCAGTATCAGTCAATCATCTATCCGAATCACGTATCTGGTGGTGATCGGAAGTTTGAAGTAATCCGCCTGGATCTCAGGAGCGGGAGCTTTGAGATTGTCGGGCGAGAACTGGATCTTGCTACGGCTCGACATGTAGCGACTAGGAATCGTTGTCAGACCGCAGAAGATTATCGGGCTGACCGCCTTGACTCTAGAGAAGATGATACTCTGGAAATTGAGGACGATCAGGATTGTGACCATTGTGGAGACGTGATTGCGCCGGGCACAATAAATGCTTCCGGTTGCACGCTGACCCCTACTGGATGGACGTGCGGAAATTGTTGTGCTACCTCTCAGCATCGTAGCGAGGACTGGTGTCCGGGGTGTGGAAGCCCGCTTCCAGCCGTGTTTCCGACGCTCTGCTCGTGCGACCGAACCAGCCACGGAGAAGACTAGACGTTTTTGTAAGCCAGGACACACGTTTTCCCCTTATAAAATAAGGGCAAAAAATAAAATTTAATTGGTTTAAAAGAACGCTTTTTTTTGTTATACTGAGTATATCAAGACGGGCGAAACGAAACGCCCGTCGAATTCTCTCTCCGAAAGAACAGACCAGAACATATGATGATTAATCTCGGCCAGCCCACCGTCACCAATAAGTCCAACATCCTCGATATCGAGGTGCCTAAGCAACTTGAAGTGAACGTTGGCACGGGGATGCCGCATATCGATGCGCTTTACGCCGGCGACGGTATCATGCCTTCAACCGCTTCTATTCTCACGGGAATTCCCGGCGCAGGTAAGACCACGCTGGCGCTACAGCTGGCCGACGCCGTGACTGGCGCAGGCCATATCGCAATCTATAACACCGGCGAGGAGTCGCTTTACCAGCTTCGCAAGGTTGTCCGTCGGCTCGACCTTAAGAACGGTTTTATCCCGTCTTACGAGTCTAGCGTGCAGGGTATCGTCGCCAAGGCGAAGGCCGTGCAGAAGGCGAATAAGGGTAAGCAAGTTTTCCTCTTTGTCGATTCGCTTCAATGTGTCGAAATGGAGCGTGAGAAGGGCAAGCGTGGCCGTGCGCCCGCTGCCGGAAACAAGGAAGTCCAGGTCGCCATCGCTCTCACGCAATGGTGTAAGGAGACGTATGGCGTTCTCGTCCTGATTGGCATGGTTACGAAGGATGGCACCTTCGCTGGTAAGCAGGCGATCCGGCACGTTGTCGATGCCCACCTGCACCTCGCCGTCGATACGGACCGCAAGTCGGACACGTATGGGAAGCGTACCGCCTGCATGGAAAAGAATCGCACCGGCCAGGCGCAGATGGTTTATACTTATGATATCTCGTCGGCAGGCGTCGCTTTCGAGACCTGAGAGCAGAGGCGGCAACGCCTCGCTAGGTGAGCAAATAACGATGCCCGGCTTCTCGGCCGGGCATTTTTGCGTTCTGGGGAACAATCGCAGTTTATTCGGTTCGTTTGGAATACGTCCAACCCCTATGGGATATAGCAGCGGCACGTTTTCCGCCTGGTCGAGCGGTGTAACCTCTAATTAAGCTGAGCATGTTTCCATGACAAAGACCATTTTCACGGCAAAACTGTTTTATGTTTGTGAAAGTGATTTCTAATCCCTCCGGATTTATGAACGTCCATGTCTTAGCCAGCTTTGCTTTTGCCGCTAAAAGTTTAGCTCTTGTTTCGGAAGTGTGTTTTCTTCCCCAATTAGGAGACGAAGGCCCGGTAAAAGTCGTTGAAAGCTTCGCTCGGGTTTCCGGAGAGCATGCTCTTCCTAGACCGGCTTGACGAATAAGTTCTTTCGTTTCTTCCGTATGCTTCTTACCAAAGAAATGATTGTTTTCGCCTCGCTGTGCTTGACTAATTTTCTCCTTGGTTTCTTCGGACATAAGAAAGTGTCCGTCCCCGCCGAAGGTAATATTACAAAGCTTATAACCCTTTGCTCGAAGTTTTGCTATAGCGGCAATTTCGGCGGCGTCCATTTCTTCAACAGTTTCCCGTAAACAGACTAAACGAAGAAGTGGTTTCTGGCCGGCGTCAAGCAATTGCTTTATCCAGTAATTTACATGAAGCTTCCTTTGACTAGGGCTAGTCGTGTGCCATATATGTTGATTAAGACGTGCCCGAACACTCTGAACCGTTTGCCCTACATATCGAATCTTTCGTGTATTTGGATCCACTAAAACATAAAGCTTATATTTCATATTCACCTTTGGGTCTTGCTAAGATACCATATACATAAGTATATAGCGAGACCACTAAAAGGCTAAATTAATTTCAAATCGCAGTTTATTCGGAAAGTGGTCCGAAGTCTTGCCTGAGGAGCGCTCGGTCGCTGTCAGAAATCCACGGTGGCAACTCTCCCATTGGAGTCTCTATTTGAGCCCGACGCATAATGCTTTGCTGATAAAAGTCATGGTCGAGCCCGATGCAGTGACCCAGTTCGTGTTCCATAACCAAGTCTCTTACTTCGCCGTGAACGTTTGCGGTTTGAATTTGGCAGGAGTGAGCGGAAATGAGAGCATTGCCGCCTGGTTCAGTGAAGCCATGTTCAACGGGGACTCCGACTGTAGCTGTGATATCGCAGGAGGTTGAGGCGATTTCCAGTGCTTTAAATCCAAGACGTGAATTGGTAGTATTGATGGCATCGGTGACGGTGGCATAGGCATCGCAGGATAAGTTATTGCCGGCGTCATCACAGACCATTGAGGCTGGATCGCAGACTAATCTATCGGCATAGGCTACAGCGCAAACTTGAAGAGGAAAGTCTGAGCGTTCCCATTGTGGAGTAGTGGCCATATAGCCTGGTTCCTTATGGGAACTGATACCGTAAGCGATGAGAATGAGGACGGCAACGGTAAGAGCGGCTACAATACCGACATTGAAGGTTTTTGATTTGATGAAGGTGCTTACTTTTTCTTGCCAGGTTACTTGTGTGGTCATATAAAATTTCTCCTTGTGTTCTAAGGCTAAGTATTTAGCCGGCAAAAGTATTTAAAGTAATTACTTTAAAATCTGGCAAGAATTTGTTATAATGTAAGTAGAAGGAAAAGACAATGAGCAGAACGCTATATCTTTCAGATGGAAGCAACCTGGGGCGTGGAGCAATGTTTGAGCGCCTCCAACAGCCTTCGCAAGAGCGAATTTACTTCATTCTTTCATATTCGGATACCGCTGGAATTGCTCGGGCATATAGCGATTGGCTTACAGAAGAGTATGGCGCTCTTCACTTTCAACAGTTTCTATTCCGGATGCGAGATTTCCTCGCCCGCAATCCTTATGCAGAATTTTACGCAGAATGATTAATTTGATTGGAAGTCTTATTAAGCCAAATCAATTCACGTTCCGACGCTTTGCAAGAATCGGAGAAGAAGTAGGAATGATTATTCGGCAGGAAGAAGTCGATTCGCTTTCTGAGGAGCTTTTGCCTATTAGAGCCGATATGTATACTGTTCTGGTGGGAGAATACACTCTTCGTCTTTTCCGATTAGAATTTGAGGTAATCTAAAATGAGTGATGAAAAGAAAGAAGCATTGAAGTGTGCCGGCATCGGACCTGGTGGTCTTAACTGTAGGTGCTGTGTTCCTTACTCGAATAAGAAGCTGAATAAGCGTCTGGTGTCTAAGGCAGCCCGTCGCATCTCTAAGAGCAAGGTTCGTGCGCCTCGCTATCGTTCTAGCTGGAATGACCTTGAAGAGGCTGTTGACCTTATCGAGGCGGAAATGAAGACAGAAGCAGAGTCGGAGCCTAACGAGGTTGAGACTGAGGAAATGAAGAATGGATAGGTATAAGCCCGGCTCTATTATCCAGCTTCGTGCCACTGGCGAACTTTATGTCATACTAGAACGTTGCAGGCTTTATGAGCGCTATAACGCTCCCGTTGGTCTTCACAAAGATTATGCTCTAAATCGTAATCCTGACCAAGAATCAGATTATTTGAAATTGTTGTCTCCAAATGGAAATATTGAATATTCTATAATTTGGAACACGCCGTCGGCTAGGAGCGATGAAATGGATGAAGATTGGTATTTCCTAAATGGTTGAAATTCTAGAAATAATCTGTTATACTAGATACAGGAACGAACACAATGATTAACGTAGAACAGTTCGCACGGATTATCGCATTTCGCTATACAATGGATTATATGGCTTCTGGTCTATTCATTGAAAGGAGTTATGCGACGCATCTGTTTAATCATATTTCGGATCAGTGGTTTATTGCCGGCCGTAAAAAGACTGTTCTTGAAAAGCCGGCGAACATTAAGCTTATCCAAAATATTGTGCTGGAAGCAGCCAATTTTGGAATTTCTATTCAACAGCGAATAACTAAGACTTAGACTTATGAAACTATTACATCTAACCGATACGCACCTGGACCACCTTCATATCAAGGCGGTCCAATCCTATTGTAGAAAGCTTAAAAGAGCCAATCCTGATATTGTCGTTATTACCGGCGATATCTCTAACGCTAATCTTCTCTTTGAACACCTTCTGGTTCTCAGGAAGGAACTAGCTCCTTGTCCTGTTTTCTTCGTCGCAGGGAACCACGACTATTACCACGGAAGCATTGACGAAATTCGTGCGAAGTTCTCTGGAGGTCTTTGTGTCTATGAAGGTCCAGCTAAAACTCTTCCATCTGGTGAAGGTGCTTGGTGGCTAGGTTGTTCTGGCGTCATTCATCTTACGGATACTCATGCTCTTGTGGGAAGTGACGGCTGGTATGATGGCGGCTATGCTGATTGGTTTAAGAGCCAATTGGATATGAATGATTATTATCTCATTAGAGAATTGTCAGGTCCCCGCATCAAGTCACGTCAGGAGCGCTTTGATGCTCTCCAAGTGCTCTCTGGTGCGTCCGCAGACTATGTTCGGACTCAGCTTCAAGCGGCGTTTGATGCCGGCTATAAGACCGTATACGTCGCTACACACGTTCCTCCATTCAAAGAGAGTAGCGTCTATCGAGGTAAAGTCTCCGATGATACTTGGCTCCCCCATTTCTCTTCCAAGAAGATGGGCGAAGCCTTGACGCAGGTGTGTCTAGCAAATCCAGATAATCAAGCAATTGTTCTTTGTGGCCATACACACGGAGCATCCACTTACTTCGCCTTGAAGAACCTTACGGTACTTTGTGGTGCGGCTGAATATGGAGATCCCAGTATCGCTAATGAGTTTAATATATGAAAGTTGGCGATTTAGTTATTTGGGATACGGCTAAATGGGGTATCGACTGCACGACCGTCGAGGACGACGGTATCGAAGCAGTTAACCTTCTAATTGAGAAGAGCACAAATTCTCTGGGAGAATATTATACTTGTCTCTATGGAGATGAACGAACTGTAAAGCGATGGACGCATGTGGTCGAATTATATTATAAGGTGCTAAATGTATCATAAATTTAAAGTCGGCTCTTTGTTAACCTTAATTCACGGACCAATGGTTGAAGCTACAACATTTCTCGTTATTAGAACTCTTCGGGACTATTATGAGATATTGGAGGATGATAAGCCGCAGATGTGGCATCAATCAACTGTCGATGAAGATTTCGAGTTAATTCAATGAAATCATATGAACCTAAATTCGAAGTCGGTGATTTGCTGATGAAGATAGATAATTTTCCTGAGTGGGTTCCCGAGGAAACAAAAGCCTTTATAGTTGTGGCAAGGACGGTAGGTTCTTCTACTGGCGGTTTTGGTCGATATGGCATTTTGGAAAATAGTGGAGTAGAGTCTTGGTCCTGGACCGCAGCGGATAAATATTTTAAAATTATAAAAGAGTGAATATGAAGCTATATTTATTTGGCGTTGATTGCGAAGAGGACGGCTGGAAGTTTTTGGTTAAGATGCCGGCAATCTTAGGTGGTGGTTATGAGATATGGGGACTAGAAGAAGGCCGGGACCAATATGAATATCCCATTACCAGTATCGATCAAGCTAGAGCAGAAGATCATCTAAAATGGATTAAGACGCAATCTTCTTTATTTGAGGACCCGTGCGATCACGGTCTTTTAGAAGATATGGTCATAATTGAATTCTCCGCAGAAGGTGATTGGATTCCAGCATGAAGTTTAAGGTCGGTCAGCTTCTAGGCTCCATCCATTCTAAACGGGCTCACTCCCCAGAACATGACCTCGCCGTCAGAGCGCTCTTGGTTCTATCAGTAGACAAAAATAAAAACACTTATTGTCTATTGTGTCCTGAGGAATCCGATATGAGCGACGAGGACATAGATACGCTATGGTACGGGCCCTGGATAGAAAAGAATTTTGAAGCCTTGGAATGAAAACATCTGCTAACTTAGCGAAATCATTCGACTTTTTATTGGTTTAAAATCGGACGCCGGGCTGGTATACTAAGAGTGTAAGCAGGACAGAGAGCAACGACGCTCTTCTCCAAGCCTCTGCAAAATATCACAATGACTAAGACCATCGCTCCCCTCGCATATAATCCCATTACCGCCACGGACAGCTATAAGGCTTCGCACTGGGTCCAGTATCCGCCCGACGTTACGAATATGTATTCGTATTTTGAGAGTCGTGGTGGTCGGTATCATTCGACCGTTTTCTTCGGTCTCCAGTATTACCTCCAGCAGTACCTCTCGCAGCCTGTCACGCAGGCTCACGTGGAAGAGGCGGCCGCTTTCTTTGAGGCACATGGCGAGCCGTTCAATCGGCAGGGCTGGGAGTGTCTCGTCAATAAGTACGATGGTAAGTTCCCCGTCCGTATTCGGGCGGTCCCTGAGGGAACTGTCGTGCCGGTGTCGAATGTTCTCTTTGATATCGAATTGACCGTCCCGGACCCGGAAGTCTTTTGGTGCGTGAGCTATCTTGAAACGATGCTAGTCCAAGTTTGGTACGCCACTACAGTTTGTACGATCAGCTATTTCTGTAAGCAGTCGATTCTTGAAGCACTTGAAAAGTCGTCGGACGATCCGGCAGGCGAGATTGCTTTCAAGCTTCACGACTTTGGCGCACGAGGCGTGTCGAGCCAGGAGTCGGCTCGTATCGGTGGAGCGGCGCACCTTGTCAATTTCCTTGGTTCGGACACTGTGGAAGGCATTCGGGCAGCCAATCACTATTATGGTGTCGAGGGTCGAATGAGCGCTTTCTCGATTCCTGCGGCTGAACATAGCACGATCACGATGTGGGGCCGTGAGAACGAAGCAAAGGCTTACAGAAACTTCGTGCAGAAGTATCTTGTGGAGCGTGAGGTACCGGCGGGGATGCAGAAGATTGCGGCTTGTGTCTCGGATTCGTATGACATTTACAACGCCGTAGAGAATATCTGGTGCGAGGAGCTTCTGGACCTTGTGAGCTCCTCGGGCGGTAAGCTGGTTATTCGTCCTGACTCGGGTGACCCGGCGACCGTTCTTATCAAGATTCTTGACATTATCGACCGTAAGATTGGGATGAAGCGGAACCTTAAGGGGTTCAAGGTGCTCCCTGCTTACTTCGGTCTTATTCAGGGCGATGGAATTAACGATGAGTCGATTCCTAAGATTCTTCGGGCAGTGATGGCAGCAGGTTATTCGGCCAGCTGCATTGGATTTGGTATGGGAGGTGGCTTGCTGCAACTCTGCAACAGGGACACAATGCGCTTCGCTTTTAAGTGCGCCTCGGCTCTTGTGAATGGGGAGTGGCGGGACGTATCGAAGGACCCGATTACTGATACTGGTAAGCGGTCGAAGAAGGGCCATCAGGCTCTTGTCCGAGGTCTGCGCAGCGGGGACCTGGGGCGTGTGCTCACGGTGAACGGACCGGTTACCAACGATCTTCTCCAAGTCGTCTTTGAGAATGGCGAAATCAAGAAGACCTATACGCTGGACGAAGTTCGAGCTAACGCAGCCAAGGCAGGGCACTGAACGCAGACTCCAAATAAAGATTGAATTTTAAGGGCGGCGGGTATTTATACCCGCCGTTTTCTATTATACTGTATGAACTATGGGAAGATTTGCCTCAATAAGAGATAATCCAAAGTTCATTGACATTGACGGAAAACGTTTTGGGAAGCTAGTAGCACTTGACTGCTCGTTGCCAAAGCGGCGCGTTAAAGTTCAATGTGATTGCGGAAAACAATATGAAGTTGACAAATCTAGTCTTATGGCCGGCGAAACAACCTCTTGCGGAAAAGGCATATGCCATCCAGCTACAAAAGATTTAACAGGACAGCGTTTTGGCTCACTCCTTGTTATTAAGTTTCTTATTGGAAAATCGGAGCACCGATACGGGACGCTGTGGGAATGTCTTTGCGATTGCGGGAAAACACATAACGTAGTTTCTCATTCTCTTTTGGTCGGCTATACAACTAGTTGCGGTTGTCAAACTGGATTAATATATTCCAGAAAAACTACATTGCCAAACAATCAAGCTCTATTAAACGAAATCCGCAACCAATATCGAGCACATGCTAAGAAGCTTAAGCTGGACTACCTTCTTACGCAGGAAGAGTTTGAGGTGCTAATCAAGGCGCCTTGTCATTATTGCGGTGTAGAATACTCTAACATTAGGCAAATCAAAAGTCTTACCACCGTAGAAAGAGAATTTCGTTATAACGGCATAGACAGGAAGGACAGTTCATTAGCTTACCAAACCGATAACTGTGTCTCTTGTTGTTCTACTTGCAACTATGCGAAGAGGAAACTATCTTACGATGACTTTATTGCCATGGCGAAGCGCATAAGTGCCCGATTTTAAACGATTTTTACTTAGTTTAATCCCTTGAAATTATTCTAGAATCCTGGTATACTGTAAGTATAAAGAGGCAACGAAGATGAACAACTGCGAAAAGCTGAACACGCTCCTTACCGCTAAGAACCGCATTTATATTGTGGCAAGTGGAGCGGGTGCTGGTCTTCAAAATATTCTTTGGCAGGTGCCTGGAATCAGTGCGGTTCTTGTTGGAGCAGAGTTTCCTTATGAGCCTGAGGCAACTGATAAGTTTCTTGGGTTTAAGCCGGCAAAGTATTGTTCGGAAGATACCGCAATCTCGTTGGCGCTTGAAGCATATAGCAGAGCGTTTGTGTTGAATGGAGCGGCGGCCGTTGGGTTGGGCCTTACGGCTTCTGTGGCGAGCACCGTTGCGCATCGTGGCGCCCATCGGGTCTTTATTGCTGTGGCAACTAAGAACGGCGTAAAGGCTTATAGCGAAATCCTGGTAAAGGGTGTCGGTATGGCGGCGAGGATTCAGGATGGCGACAAGTGCGATGCGTTGGCCCTGACGGCATTGGCAGAGCCGGAAGCATTGGTTATGACTGATGCGACGGACAAGGCGACTAAGCTCTTTTTTGAGCATCCTTATTTTCTTGAAAATGGGGAGCGAGGAGAAGTGCCTAAGACTGGCAACGGACTGGTTCTGTTTCCAGGAGCGTTCAATCCTCCGCATGAGGGACATATGTGGTTGGCGAGAGCGAGTCGAGGAATCTTTCATATCACGACTAATCCTCCTCATAAGCCGGCATTGAACGTTATTGAACTAGTGGAGCGTGCAAAGCTTCTGGATGGTTATGCGAGAATCTTTACGCAGGATGACCCGCTTTATCTAGATAAGGCGAGAAAGTTTCCTGGTGCGAAGATTATTGTTGGAGTAGACGCTCTTATCCGGATGCTGGACCCTAAGTGGGGAGTGGAAATTACGCCTCTATTGAATGAATTTCGAGCACTTGGAACGAAGTTTCTTGTGGCGGATCGTGAGGTTAATGGGCAGGTGGAGACATTGTTCCATATTGCCGGCGCACCGCTAGATCTTTGTAAGCGGATCAATAATCCGGCGGAGCACTATAAGATGTCGAGCACGGCTCTACGGAATGGAACTGGCAAGTGAGCGAAGGCTGTAAGCCCGGCGATTTACTAGTATTTTCGTATCAGCCGCCGACGCCTACTCAGCAAAAAGTCGGCCATCATTTAGATAAAAGGGGCGGACTTACCGGTATAAACGATAGAGTGATATGGTCGAACGAAGTTATGTTTTATTTAGGTAGTTGCCAGATATATGGCGACCCATACGATATCATTCTTCTGGATGGTGAGAAGCTTTACGTCTGGACCCTCTTACCAGAAGTGCAGGTTTATACGGGAGAAATGCCGGCTCTATAAATAATTTTCTTAATTACTTTAAAATCGGGTAGAAATCTGGTATACTAGGAGTATGAACAAGGCGAACGACGGACCGTGCGATCTTCGGATCGGTGATGTTTATGGCATCATTGACGGGATGCTAGAGAAACTGAGGGCTGAGCTTTCGATTGCGAAGCTTTGCGGTGATCTGGTTAAAGTCGAGGTAGTTACGGCTCAGATTGAAACTTTGGATTGGGTTCGCTATGATGTTTCAAGAGCCGAAGTGTAATTAAGCCGGCAAAAGAATTAATGCGTGAAAAGCCCTGGGAAACTGGGGCTTTTTCTTTTGTGCAAAAGCATATTATTGGTTTAAATTTGACCAAAAATCTGGTATAATGTATATAGAAAGAAACGCTATGCTCCCTGTCCAAGAATATCTGCTTACGCACTCAATCGCTGATCTCTATCGGGATCACGGCGTTAAGTGCCGCATTGCGTCTGAGCGAAATTACAAAATGTCGCTAAATTATGATCAACTGGAAGCAGTTGATAGCGATGAGCTTTCGCAAGAATGCCGAGGGCTTGTATTGCGCACGGTTGACGGTTCGCCGCTTCCTGTGGATGCCGCAGTAGGTGAGACGGTCGTGCTCGCTAAGCCTTTCCGCAGGTTTTTTAATTGCGGCATGGGAGCAGCAGCTTCGATCGATCTCATGGCAAATGATACCGTGCTTGAGAACAAGTATGACGGAACTTGTTGCATCGTCTATTTCGATGATATTCAGTCTGCGTGGCATGTGGCGACTCGGGCAGTTTGCGAGGCAGATCTCCCGCTTAATGGCTGGGATATGACGTTCCGTGATCTCTTTGAGAAGACGCTGGCGTGTGATTTTGCACTCTGGTCGGAGAAGCTTGATCGGTCCATGACGTATGTTTTCGAGCTTTGTGCGGGAGCGAACCAAGTGGTTGTTCAGCACAAGACGGACTATATCGTTCTTCTCGGTGTGCGTGAGACGCTTACGGGGCGTGAATATTGGCCGGCAACGTCTTCTATCCTTGGCGTGAAGTCTATAGAGACGTATCGCCTCGGTTCTGTAGCAGAAATCACGGAGTTCGTTCAGGGCCGTGATCCTCGTCAGTTTGAGGGAATCGTGGCTTGTCAGGAAGTTTCGCCGGGCGTCTTCAACCGTGTGAAGATCAAGTCTGCGCAATATATGACATATTCTCGGCTTAAGGATGCAGTGGCGTCTCCTCGGAACGTCATGACGCTTATTCTTGGTGAGAAGCTGGATGATGCGTTCGTGGTAATGTCGGATGATATGAAGGTGTCTGCGACGAAGATGCAAGGCGGCGTTCGGGCAATGCTTAAGGATTATCGAGTGAAGTATGATGAAGTGTCGGCTCTGGTAGCAGAGGCAACGTCTGAGCCGTGGGGGTCTGCGGCGCATCGGAAGACTTTTGCTCGGTCGGCACACCAATCTGGAATCTGGTTCGATCCGGCGATGATGCAGTATGCGGGCAAGTGTTCGGATATCGCTGGGTATATCGAGGCGAAGCGGGGCGTCTCTGGAGAGTGGACGGCTTCCTTCTTGGACTCCATCCTCTCGCTGGCGAAGCGGTCGTAAGGCCGGATAGCCGAAATTTCAAGCACAAAACCTGGGCTTTTTGTGTTCTTTTATTGGTTTAAATTCTGGGTAAAATTTGTTATAATGGATATATGAAGACGGGAGCTCTAATCGAAAATCAATTCATCTATGTCATTTGCTGCCAGACGACCGAAGTTTGGCACCACGAAATTTTGAAGGAGCGGACTGATATCCATCCTCAGGCAATGCTAGTGGGCAAGGATGTTGTTGGTGTATTCAGTCGGCTAGTTGACGCCCGTGAGAGTGTGCAGAATTTGCAACGTATGAATGTGAATATGCATAAAAGTTTTGTTATTCTTGAAACGCAATTGAATTTTCTTTTTCCGGCGAATATGGAAGCGGTACAGTAAAAATGAGCACTAAAAAGAATCTGATGGATAAGTGGATTGGCTGGGTTACTGACAGCGAAGGTTACTTGATTCGTTTCTATGGGCCTGGCGCTCAATACAATGTCCAGCGTAAAGTGTTAGCTGGAGCAGGAGCGAGAAGGCGGTGCGAGTCTTCTACGTCCCAGGTGGGTTATGCGCTTCGTCCGGAACTTGGTAAGTTTCGTGCTCGAAGTGTTAATGACAAGATGTTTAAGCGGCTGCCTAGCGAGGATATCCGTGTGCTAGAAGCCGTGCTAAATTTGCAGGAGTGAGCAATGCCTAAGCCAGGGCAATCTACATATTTTGGACCAAATGGAATCGACTATAAGCGCTCTGGATATAAGTTCCAGCCTGGAGATTTGATTCGTCTGGCAGAGCCGGACGAGTCGGATAATTACGAGGCGCTCATTGTTGGTGTGGCGAAGGCAGATCGGTGTAGTAGTGACGACCGCCATATTGTCTATATCGAACACGACACTATTTTGATAGTTGTGGCATATGCGAAGCCTGCGTTTAAGGATGGATTGGCAGACCACGTAGTTTATCACGCAATTGTGAATGACCGCAAAGTTTGGGTTGACGATATCTGGTTTAAGAAGTATGAAGGGCCGGCAAACGCCAATGAAACTTAAAATCGGAAATCTATATCGATTTGACGTGTCGTGCCCGCGTGTTGCAGGAGCGAGGGCGCATATATGCCAGGAGCTCGTCTTGACCATGGAAATTGGCAACTAAACAACAATGTTCAAGTTCCAGCTGGAAACAATCCTGTGATGGTCTATATAGGTGCTGCCGAATATGCGAACATTCGGTGTGCTGTTGTTTTGATTGGCGACCAATTGGCAATGGTAGTAGAGAATTCCTTGAAGGCAGTCTAATGAAGAATTTAATGTCACCTACGATTGACCATACGTATTATCCAGGAGAATTGGTTAAGACGTGCGCCTGGGACCTGCGAACGATTGCGGAGGACACTGGGTGGATACAAATCCCCGCCCATTCAATTGTTTTAATTTTGCGTAGTGTTTCTAACTCTGAGGACGGTCCATATCATATATTGCTTGACGAGCGAATCGTGAGCATAAATGCCTACTATCTCCGAGAGGTCGTAACTGATGGAAATTACAGCAGAATTTAGCCCGAGGAAATAAGTTCCCTAATTACTTTAAAATCGGACTTCTTTTTGATATAATGAATATATGAAGACGACGATGACGAATGGTTTCCTAGACCTCAACGCTCTTAAGAGCAACATCAATGAGAGCCTTGCCTCCGGCATTGACTCGATTGCGGACCAGTTGACAGAGAAGGCAGAGCGTGAATGTGGAACGCTCGATGGCGCAATCTCGCATGATTCGTATGATGCGGGTATTGCAGCCGGGTATGGCCTCGCCATCGAATTCATCCGTGGCCTCGCTGCCGCACGTCGGTCCGCTTAAATAGAAAGAATTACAGAAATGTCGCTGAACCGAATATATGATGGCTGTGTAGCTGACGAACTTGAAGCGGCCGAAGCGCTCCTAGAGGCTCAATGGGAAGCCGATAAGGATGCCGACCCGTATGGGGCGACCGAGGGTAATGATCATGGTCAGGGTCTATCTGATGGATATAGGCTCGCTATGTCTTTTCTCCGAGAACTGGCGAAGGCGAAGCGAGAAGGAAAGTGAAGTTTTCCTGGAACTATTCACGAAGTCTAGACTGGAAGATTTATATGGGAGGAGTGGTTGCTAATGACCAGCTTCCCTGGCGATGCGCTGACTGCGGAAAAGCAGTGAGACCAGGACACGCCGATCCGTGTGGGTGTTATCCAGTAAAGAGCGAAATTAGCAGAACGTAGCAGACCCCGGAGAAATCTGGGGTTTTTGCTGTTGGGAGGTCGGTAAAAATATATTTTCTAATTACTTTAAAATCCGGCATAATTTTGATATTCTGTAAGTAGAAAGAAGAGGAACACAGATGACTCGACGTAAGCTCGCCACCGACAATACCCACCGCCATTGCTCACGTTGTAATGACGCTCTAACGGATCCAATTTCTAGGGAAGTGGGCGTCGGACCGATTTGCCGTAAGAAGGATTCGCACCTTATGGCAAAAAATCTCCCAGCGAACTATTCGGCCGCTCTGATTTTCGCCATGTCAATTACCGATGATATGCTCATTCCTGAGACCATCGATGTTTGGCATAAGGCTTATAAGAGCCTCTTGAAGTGTTCCGAACGTGCCGCAAATTCCTGCGATGATATGACCGTGATGGCTCGGGCCGGTAATGACCTTCGTGAAGTTATCCGTGCGTGTGATTTTCTTTGCTCCTTCGATCATCCCCGCTCCGTAAAGGGTGGAAATTATGTCGAGGTGAAGTCGGCAATGGTGCAGGTTATTCGAGCGCTGGGCTATGTTGGTCTCGCTGGCGTTATCTCTGGTCAGGCTTCTACGTCCGCCAGTAAGATTTGGTTTGAGAATGGTCGAGTCTATATGACCGGCCTTGGAAACACGTCCGGTTGGCAGACGATGAAGAAGATTGCCGGTATCACGACGCCGAAGTTCCGTGGCGACCGTAGTCCCTACTCTGCGCCAGTGGCGAGCATGACTGCGTTTCTGGATGCAGTCCAGGTCCATTGGCCGATGTATGAGGGAGATATTGCGACTATCACGGCCGAAGCAACCGCCTGGAAGCTCGCCCAGCCTGCGCCTGTCTATACCGCCAGCTTCACTGTAAGGGCCGATGGAACGCTCGTGCAGCCTAAGCCGAACACCAGCGGTGCAGTTATTACGCTTCGCTCTGAGGACGCCGTGTTGCGTTTCAATTGGGTTAAGGGCGCTAACATGTTTGGCTTTATGGCAGCGCTTAAGGGCGTGTGTGCTCCAAAGGAGCGGTCGTATAATCCGGCAACTAAGGAGTGGAGTTTTCTTCTCGCCCATCTTCCCCGCCTGATTGAAGTCATTGAGGAGCAGGAAATCTTTGGTACGCCTCGGGTAGTGACGCCTGAGAAGGACCTGGATCGTGCCCGTGAGCTTACGCCGCCGGGACTGTATGGAGCGAGTAAGTCTGGGTACCGTGGTGCGGCGCAGCCTTTTCAGCCTTGGGTCGGTCGTACGAAGGCCAATTATCTTCGGTTCCGGTGAGTGATTAAGCCTGGGAAATACAAAATGAGCTTTAAACCTGGTGATCTAGTTTGTTTGGCAAAGCACGGCCCGCCAGGGGATTTGGCGACTATTCCGTGGGGGTACGCCGCTGGGGCGTTTATCGTTCAGAACCAGCGGGATATCGCCTGGGACCAACCGTTGCTCCTTATAAAGGAAGCACCGATATGGGGCAGCCCGGAAGAGCGGCGAAATAATGGCTATGATTGGCGCACTGTTGTATTGGTAGATGACGAACTAGTAACTGTTTATAGTCCCTATTTGATTAGGTACCCTGCAAATGGATTTAAAGAAAATGTTTGATAAGTTGAAGGAACTGGTGTGTCGCCATAATTGGGCGATTGATTTCTACACCCTTGAGCGTGTGTTCGGTCATAAGACCTATGAGCAATATTGCGTCAAGTGCGGAAAGCGTCATCCTAACAGAGTTCAACGAGAAGGTTAATCAATTAACAAATAAGTCGGTAATGAGGTCAATGGCGAAAGTCATTGGCCTTTTGCTTTTGCTAGGACCTTCATTGTTTCTTCATAACCCAACTGAATTGTCTCTTTAATGAGAGCCGGGTTAAAAACTAAACTGTCTTTTATGCTCGATACTCCCTCAGGAAGATAGAGGCTGAAATTAACGTTCTGCACTGTCCTGGCGGCTCTTAAAGCTGTGTTGAAGTCCGCCTGATATATCTGGTCGTTCATTATCTCGGACGCTCTTAAAGCCATCCTGGGAGCACTGCGGAGTTTAGTCATATCAGCTTCAATCTTAATGTCATATGAGGCAATAGGATTACGAGTTAAAATGATATCAATCTCAGCGGGACGTTCTGCCAAAGCTTCAACAATAGGTATCTGGTGTCTAATGCCTCCGTCCACCCACTTCTCGTTTTTGATGATTATGGGGTTAAAGACTACTGGGAGCATAGACGAGGCGAGAACGAAGTCAATAATATGAGGATTATTGCCGGCAACGGCGAGATAATGTCCATCGTTCATCGAACAACATCCAACGGTTAACTTGATATTACTGGAATGAATGGATTCGGCTTTTATATTGCATTCGATGATTGCTTTAAGATTCTTATGAGAATTAAGAGAACCTTTCCAGATTGACATTAGGTAATTGAAGAATCGGATATTGCTCCAAGGTTTAATCATATCTTCGGATTGCGAGATATTTGACCAAAGTTGAATTAAGCCGGCAATATCATAGTCTTTACACACAGAATGAGAAGTGAGCCAGGCTGCGTTAAGAGAGCCCACAGAGATGCCATGAATGCTGGTCCAGGTGTGTCCAGTTTCTATTAGAGCTTTAAGAGCACCGACTTGATAGGCGCCACGGCTCGCTCCTCCGGAAAGAACTAATGCACGTTTAACCATATTCAGCCTCCTATGTCTATTATAAATAAATAGTCTAGTCATGCTCTCTATTCCCTTCTATTGGTAGCGTTCCACGCAACATTATCTAGAAACGAGAACGCCGACCGAATAATGGCCGGCGTGACGATGATTTACGATAGAAATTAATTATCTTAATTCTTTAGGACAATTATGTTTAGCGTGAGCGGTCCCGATGACGCCGCCTAGAATAGAACCGATTGATGCTCCTATCATTGATCCAGCGAAGCTACCCAATGCCCAGCCGATTCCAAGACCGCCTGTTATGGTTGCAATCATCCACATCAATATGTGTTTAGAAATATAGCACTCTAATCTATCAATTTTCGTGATACCAGGACTAGGATGCCAGAAGTGGTCATATTTCTCAATACTCTCATCTACTTTGTTGATTTGTTTTGCAGAAGTCGAAGTTTCATTTTTCATAAATTTCTCCTTAATTTGTATTATAATAGACTAACATTTTTCTCAATTTAGAGAATATGCTTCTTAATATATTTTTGCTGCCTGCTCCTCCTATCTCTAGTGTAGCTACTTATAACTATACCATCAAAACTAATAATTCCTTATTTATTAATTCAATCAGTTTATCTTTTAATTCGGGTCTGTTATATTAAGAGAATGACGAATTACTTCCTGTTCGATACTGAAACTGGTGGCTTAAAGAAAGAGTCAAGTCTGTTGACCGTCTTTGGTTATAAACTGAACGAAGAACTCAAGATTGTCGATGAGATAAGTTATTCTGTTAAAGCCCCTATGGGTGTCTATATCATAGAAGCCAAAGCACTGGAAGTCAATAAAATCAATCTAGTGGAACATGATAGGACGGCGACGCCTATTGATGAAGTTAAGCTGGGATTTAAGAATGCTATTTGTAAATGGAATTTTGGAGCGAGTAAAGAGAAGATTACTCCAATTGGACATAATGTTCGATTTGACGTAAAGTTTATGAAAACGCATATTATGCCGGAATGGGATATGTATTTTGACCGGCGTCATATTGATACAGCATCGATAGCAAAGTTTCTATTTTTAGCCGGCGTTCTTCCAAATCTCAAAAACTATAGTCTAAGCGATATCGCTAAATCACTCGGTATCCCTATTGCAGATGAAAAGCTGCATACAGCCAAAGGTGACGTAGACTTAACACTTTCAGTATTACACAAGTTCAAAGAACTAGTTCGTATCCAATAACAAAGCAATAAGGAAGAAAAGAATATGAGATATACCGTTAATGTTGATGAGCGATTTAAGGACGAGATTGATAGCACCTGTTATCTTCCCACTTATATCAAGTTCACTGGAGCTTTCAATGAGGAGAGTGCCAATAAGTTCTGTGAAGAGCTAGAAGCGGCAGAAGACCATTGTCTCAAGTCTAAGCAAGAAATTCTGCCAATTGTCATTGACTCATATGGCGGCGAAGTCTATTCGCTTCTTAGCATTGTGGATATGATGAAGGCTTGTAAAGTCAAGCTGGCTACAATTGTAGAAGGTAAGGCAATGTCATGTGGAGCTGTTCTTCTAACATGTGGCACAGAAGGCTATCGTTTTGCGGCTCCATCTTCGACTGTAATGATTCATGAAGTATCCAGTATGGGCTGGGGCAAAAATGAAGAGATTAAGTCAAATGCCGCTGAAACGGATCGTCTAAACGAAATCATCTTCCGTATGATGGCAAAGAACTGTGGGAAATCAGAAGAGTATTTCCTCGACCTGGTGCACCAGAAGAAGCATGCCGATTGGTTTCTAGACTCAGCCGAGTGTGCTAAGCACAATCTTGTTAATCACGTTGGAATTCCATCATTCAATGTGGACATTTCTCTTAAGCATGAATTCCGTCTAGCCGACGGCAAAAAGCTTTTGTAGCAGATAAGACGGAAGTCGTCTAGCAAAAGGAAAGGGAGCCAAATTGCTTTGGCTCCCTTTTCTATTTAGTGTCTAGCAAATCTAGATTAAGATACTAATCAGACTACGCTACCTGAGGTCACGAACCATTGGATTGGAGCCGCAACATCTTGCCCGGTAACGCCGACGCAAGTGAGAATCTTGTATGAAGAAGATGCTCCGACGGTGTTTTTTGTCCATGAGTTACCATTGATTGGCACGCTGGCAGAAAGTAAGAATGTGTCTGCTGAGCCAAGTAGAACTGTGCAAACGAGTCCGTTAGCAATTGTTCCATCAGCATGAACGGTAGTTGAAATAGTTGGAAGTGATGCTGTTACTAATGCACCAGAGAGCACTGTAAGCCCAGTGGTAATTGCCTGCGGAGTTGCGGGCACGTTGCGAATAATTAATTGCTGTTCAAAGCCAAAAAGGCCTGTATCTCCATCGACGCCTGATTCAATAAAACCATCTTTAACTACTTTGTTTCTAATTCCCATAATGATTCATCCTTTTCTATAGTGAGTGTGAGTAGATTTGCTCACTCAATAAATATATCGTCACCGGACAAAATATTTCGATAATTTAAAATTTCTTATTTTCTTGTAATTGATAGAGTTGTTCTTTGGAGATTCTTTTGTCATTTGGATATTTACGACAGAAGATTTTCACAAGATTGCCGGCTAAAGTATAAGCTTCATTCTCATAACCGGTATTGATATCTCCCATTTCATCCATATGGTCAGCATTAGCTAACTGCGCATCCAAGGAACCAGTCTCGTCTTGTCTTCGATGAGTTAGCTCATGTGCTAAAGTTCTTAGAACGTCAACAATTAGACGTTTACCTACTAAAGCATGAATATGATTTGTATTTCTATCATAGGCGCCAGTGGTCATATCTGGTTTCTTAATAGTGTGAAGATGTATCACTGGAAGAGTTTCTATCTTAAGCACGCCATTTGAGAACTTAATGAAGTCAACGACTGTTTGCAATGAGGTTGGATTAAGTTCTTTATCGCAGACTACTTTTAGTGTGCGTTTTACTTTTGACGCCGGCGCTATAGTGATAGCAATTTGTTCGTTGAGTCGGCGATGTTTCGATGGGGGACTAAACTCATCTGTATTGAAACCAAGACCAGTTGATGTAGCTCCGACTCCTCCGCCGGCTAAAGCCACTTGTTCTTCTAGTCCATCCTCCTCTTCAAGAAGTTCTTCCAGTAATTTATCTAAATTAGAATGCATACACATAATTATGCGTCATGAATTATTTGAAACACTAAATGTGAATATTCAAGATCGGCACACTAATTAATCCCATTAGGAGAATTTATGACTATCAGACAACAAAAAAGAATTTTACAAGAAGCCCGTCGTCAAGCTTATATAGGCGCACATCATCTTTTCACTGAGAAAGTTAACACCTATCATAAGCTTGTTCTCAATGAAGGCTTCTTTGATAAAGTTAAAGACTTCGGGCGCTCTTTAGGACAAGGTATAAAGGCACAAGCCGCCGATACTGCTTCCCTAAGCACCTTCGCTCCAGAGCATGAGCAATATGGGGGTGCCACAGCACAGAATCTTCAAGCTGGCTCAGCTTTACAAAAGCTCAAGTCTTTTAAATCAAAAGTTGACGGTCAATATAAAACATTAATCAATATCAAATTATCAGATATTGGAGCAATGGAAGCCGCATTAGATGGCTATGTTACCAGCTTAATTAATATGTTTGAAGCTTTCAAAGATGTTACAGAAAACGTAGAAGCTGACGAGACGCACGGCTCTGAGGTAGTTACACAAATTGCTAATGCAGTTACGTCTTCATTTAAGACAGCGAAAAAACTTATTCAAGATCTCGCTGATGCAGCCTCTACAGCTGATGGTTTACTTAAGTCAGGTGTTCCGTCTAACTCCACAGTAGCAATGGGCAGTAACCCAGGCGAGGCAAATTCTGCCAGAAGAACTAGACAAGGCGCCCCACCACCCCCAGAGCGTCCAGCGTTCTCTAACGTCGCTGGAACCAGAAGCTTTCAAGAAGCTCTCCGCCGCCGACGCCTCGCAGACCTCGCACGCCGCTCCTAGATTTCACTAAAACCCCTATAAAATGAGCCGTTTTCTTCAAGAAAGAGAGCGGCTTTTTTATTTTTTAATTGGTTGAAATTATGGAATAATCCTGGTATAATATAAGCATGTCAAACACCACGCAGTTCGCTCCCCTCTATTCGCAGAATTCCAACGGTACCATCCAGACCTGGGCCATTTCCGTCGTTAGCAACGTCATCCATAAGACCTATGGTAAGATGGGCGGCAAGATGCAGTCCATTCAGGAAACCATCGCCTCCGGTAAGAACGCCGGGCGTAAGAACGCAACTACCGCAGCCGAGCAGGCCGTCTTTGAGGCTCAGTCCCAGTGGGAGAAGAAGCTTAAGACTGGTTATTGTAAGACCCTCGCCTCTGCTAACGCTGGCGAGAGCGATGCTCAATTCGTTGCGGGTGGAATTGAGCCAATGCTCGCCCATAAGTATGCCGAGCAGGCCAAGAAGATCACGTTTCCCGCTTATTGCCAGCCGAAGCTGGATGGTATTCGTTGTATCGCTATGCTCGCCAATGGCGTCTGTAAGCTTTGGACTCGTACCCGTAAGCTTATCACGGGCGTTCCGCATATCAACCGTGCAATTGAAGCGGCGTTCCCGAATCGCAATATGATTCTGGACGGTGAGCTTTACAATCATGCGTTCAAGACGAATTTTGAGCAGATTGTTTCCTTTGTTCGGCAAGTGACGGCGAAGGCTGGCCATGAGGTCGTGCAGTATCATTGCTATGACATTGTGGCAGACTCGCTGAGCAACACGAAGATTGGGACGTATTTCGCTGAGCGCTCTACCATTCTAGCGGGCGTTGTAGCGCTCTGTGGCGAGCCTTTGGTCTACGTGACGACTCGTGAGGTTGCGGGCATTGAAGAGCTTATGCAATACTTTACGGACGACCGTGCGGCTGGATATGAGGGCACGATGGTTCGCAATACGAACAGCGTCTATGAGACGAAGCGGTCCTATAATCTTCAAAAGATCAAGAGCTTCGATGATGCAGAGTTTGAGATTGTCGGTGTTCGTCCTGGCCGGGGACGTATGGCTGAGTGTGCTATCTTCGTTTGTCAGACGAAGCAGGGTGGACGCTTTGACTGTAAGATGGAGGGAAGTCTTGAAACGCTTAAGCCGATTCTCAAGAACCCTGCAAACTACATTGGGCAGATGCTGACTGTTCGGTACCAGGGGATGACTAACAGCACGCCGCCATTGCCACGCTTTTGCGTAGGAATTGTAGTCCGCAATTACGAATGATTTAAGCTAGGCGCATCCAGAAAGAATAAAAGGCCCGGTCAGTAAAATGACCGGGCCTTTTTGTATTTGGGTTGCGAAATATCCCGGGAGTGCCATACGTATTACGAGATGAACAACACACTTATAACGGAGAAATAATGGGTATTACGTTTGATGACAAGTGGGAAGCCAGGATTCGAAAGACGGCAAGATATAAATCTGGGCCTGCCGATATAGCTATTAATCTTCTTTTTGACGAAATTGACGAATTAAGAAAGAAAATAGCTGAGTTAGAGGCTAATCAAACTGAGTCTTGATGTCTATCCATGAAGCTGATAATAGCGGCGAGAATACCGGCCAATTGTTCAGTATCGGCTATAGCTGAGTGCCAATGTTCAGTAGAGATTTCAAAGCCGTCGCCTAGATTGCCGAGTCGGTTCATGAATTTTTTGGCTGGTCTAAGTGAGACTAAGAGTTTTTGAACTTCTGGGTCTTTGCTATTTTGTAGTTTAGTGAGGAGTGGAAAGAGGTAATTCTGTGTGAGAGCTTTGGTGTCTAGAACAGGGTAGCGATACATTCTTGGAAGTTTGTGGCGGCTTAAGGCTTTACCGATATAATACATATCAAAGCGGGCATTATGAGCGACTAATATTGGAGATTTATCAGCGAAGTCATTTACGAAGTCAACGAATTCTGTTAGTAATTGTTCTTCGTGAACATATGGGGCTGACTGTTCGTAGTAGTTGGTCATTTTGAAGATATCTTCGATTGTTGGTTTAGTTGGCGGCCAGTTTCCGGCGACCTGCTCTTCTTTTTCGTGTTTCATTCTTGAGTAGACTGGTTCTGTCAATCTAGATTTAGCATTGTATTCACCGAGACATTCGCCGGTATTGCTATTATAGGCGATGCCTGCTATTTCAGTGATTAGAGCGAAATCTCTTTTTGGATCAAGTCCGGTTGTTTCTGTATCAAAAAAGATGAATGTCTTGTTTTTGAATTTAGTTACGATTTCACCAAGATTTAGCTTACGTTTTTCTACTTGGCCTTCGGCTAATAACTTTTTAATTTCAAGATTGATAAAATGCTCTAATAAATTTTTCATGATGATAAGTATGCTGTAGAATATTCTTATGCCATCATTAGTTATGAACAATTTTCTGAGCTTCTTTAAGAAGACACCAAAGAAGACAGTTTCCATGAGGGAGCAGTTAGCTAAGTTACAGATTGGTTCAACGGCTAGATTGAAGTTTAGGGATCCAAAGAAGAGTGGATTTATTGATCCGAGTGGTTCGATGAGTTTAAGATTTGATGAGGATGATTTAGAAAGCCGGCAACTTATTGGTACCATCCTCTTGAAGAAAAATCTTAATGGTTTATTATTATTAGAAATTGGTTGTTTTAAGGTTCGTAATGGGGAGAGACGTGAGCGGGTTTATACTTTATTAGCTGAGGAAATTGAAACAATAGAAGTTGTCTAGTCGGTATATCTTTTAATGCCGGCATTCTATAATAGACCAATGACTACAGCAATTAAATTAGCACATCAAAATACTGTCGAAATTCTTGGAACCTACGGTGGCGATAGTGAACATGCGTGTTCTGCGTGGACCTCCACTTCAAGAGAACTTACGCCAGAAAAAGTAGCTCGTATTCCAGCTCTTCTAAAGATGCTGGCTGAAAATAATCATCACTCTCCCTTTGAGAAGAGTAGCCTTCATTTTCTAGCCACCACCTCTTTGGATTCCCATATTCATTTGCTAAAACATAGAATTGGGGTCTCTATCAATAGTGAATGTTTGGATGGTTCAAGCGAAATAACATTCGTTAACACCAACGATCAGGCCACTCCGAAGCTTCGTTTTAAAATTGAAGATTTATACCAGAAATGGAATACTGGTCGCAACAATTCAACATCTAAGGCAGAGATTGATTATCAAAGAAAAAGATTACAACGAATGAAAATTCGTGTCTTAAATGAAGAAACAAATGTTTTCGAATATTCGCACGTTAAGGACATTACTTGCTCTGGCCAAAAATTGGTTTATAAAATAACGCTATCAGATGGAAAAGTGTTAAAGTGCTCAAAAGATCATAGGGTATATACACGAAATGGGTGGTCAACTATTTCCGATAAAACACTTCGGGTAGGTGTCGAGGTCGCCACAAACGGCATTAAAACACATGTTCCTTCCCGTCCTTGGACGTTTCCTGAATACTTTGCACAGTCTCACGAATTTACAATGAAAGAATTTGCGTTAAAGTCTGGAATAAAATATGAACTTTGTAAGAAGTGGGGGTACATACACAAAGCTCTTTTTAAGCTTGATTTAAATAAGGATTTTAAAAAGGAGGGTATCCCTTGGAATAAAAATATCAAAGGATACACCTTAAATTTAAGCGAAGAGAGTTTACAAATACGCCGAGCACAAGGGAAAGCAAGCTCCGGATCCAAATCACATTTTTGGAGGGGTGGAATAACAAAGGAGAGATCCTTGATAGGAGTTTGGACAACTAGAAATGCCCGGCGTGTTCATGAAAAGTTTAATTGGACATGCCAAGAGTGTGGTAATGGAAGTTCTACATTACACGCCCATCACATTGTTCCTGTCGGCGCCGATGAAAATTTGGCATATGAATTTAACAACTTAATAACTGTTTGTGAAAATTGTCATCACTCTATACACAAAACAGAAGAGATAGAAAAATCTTTCGCAGATAAAGTATTGAGTGAAGAATTCAAGCCTTGCTGGAAGCCTAGAAAAAAAAGAATTGGGAAAAAACTGTCTGCGAATTATTCTAAAATTGTGTCAATTGAAGAGTTAAAAGAGGAAAAAACTTTTGATATTGAAATAGCTGGTAAATGGAAAAATTTTGTAGCAAACGGGGTTGTCGTTCATAATAGTGCTCGATATAAGGAACTTAAGGATGACAAGTATTACGTTCCACAGGACTGGAACAACGTAGAGGTTGCTAGATACGTCGAGCATATGGAGAATAGTCTAAAAGCTTATCACGAATGTCTAGGACGGTTAGTGGCTAGTGGTATGGACAGAAAGCGAGCGAAGGAAAGTGCTCGACTATATCTACCCTATGGGAATCAGCTAACGATTGATGTTATGTTTAATTTTAGAAGTTTTGCTCATTTCCTTAATCTCAGGTATTCGAAGCATGCTCAGCTGGAAATTAGGGAGATAGCGGGAGAAATGCTTAAGCAGGTTGCTTCGATTGAAGGAAAGCCATTTGAGCATACGCTTAGAGCATTTGGTTTTGTGGATGAAAATGGTAATATTACGAGTCCAAGGGAATAGCTATTATGCCGGCAATTAAAAAGAACACAAAAGCGAAGCATCCATGTCAATGGTGCAAGACGGTCGGAGAAGAGAATAAGCTTCAACGAGGAACTGCACTGATTGACAGGGAAGAGGGTTATATTGATATTTGGGCTTGTAAGGATGAGATGACGTGTGTAGAACGAACTCTTGCCATTGAAGATAAGCTGAAAGCTAAAAACAAGAAGAAAGAAGACTGAATATGAGCGACAAGTATGAGAAATTAGCAACCAAAATCGGGAAACTTGTTGATAGCAAAAACAAGCAATATGGTAATTCCTTTAACGTCAGCGGAGAGTTTCTTAAACTGATTTATCCTAATGGAATTCCAGCTGATGCTTATACGGATGCGCTTTGCATTGTTCGTATCTTCGATAAACTTAAGCGAATAGGTAATGCCAGTAATCTTCCTGTTAATGAAGGAAAGATTGATGCCTGGTCGGATATCATTGGCTATGGTCTTCTAGGACTCCAGAAAGATAGTGAACCAGTAGAAAGCGGATTAGGGCACGCTGAGATGCTAGCTCGGCGAATTGCGGCGGCTAAAGAACAGCATGACAGCGTTGTATCATGTGCTATCTGTAATAAGCCACTGGATATGCCAGTAACGAAAGAAGTATTGGAATCTGGGAATCCGGTAGTGCATGAAAGTTGTTATAGAGAGCGTTTTGCTAAATCTACTGAGTGAGCAATATATAAATAAATGGCATTGTTAATTTCTAGTTATTTCGTTGTGTTTAGTTTGGGTTATATTATAGCCCGGCTGAATGATATAGCGAAGAAGTTATTGCCGGCTAAACAAGACTTTTCTGTAAGACCACCAATGAAGTCTTCACAGGACCTTCATTTAGTAATAGATGCTCTTGCCGACTATCTAACGACTAAATCTAAAAATGCTCCTATTGAGCAGATAAGTTATCAATCAATGCCTCGTTATGGTGATCCGGCAGTTTTCAGTAAACCCAAAATAGAAATTGACGATAGAAAGTTTATATCTGAACTAAAAACTGATAGTCTAGAGAAGAAGTTTGCTACCGAACTAGGAACAACAACGACCGTCACGGATAACGAATTAAGTGCGAATGTCTCTAAACTGTCAATGTTAAAGAATAGATAGCAGAAAGTAATCAATGAGAAAGAAAACACCAATGACTAAATTAGGAAAAGGTCTAGACGTAGGAACTAGTTTCGTGGTCTTAGCCAGTGAGCAGGATGACGGCACCGTTCAATATAAGGATTTTAGAGACGCATTTTACATCATTAAGCCGGCCACTCCAATCGCTGCCAAAATGATTGAAAAAGGTCTCGCAGGTAAGACCTTCGTTAAAGACTCCGATGGTTCTTTCATTATCCTCGGTAAAGATGCCATCGAGAAAGCCGTAGAACGTAATGATAGCGTTAAGCGTCCTATGTTTCGTGGTGTAGTTTCCAGTAAAGAAAAGGATGCTCGTAAAATCCTCACCTATATTCTTAAAGAGGTCACTACACCAGCGGCTGAACCTGGTGAGAAAATTGTCTTCTGTATCCCCGCACAGCCCATCGATCAAGAGGATGAAGAGTTTGACGTTGGCTATCATGAGGACGTAGTAAAGAAGGTCCTGGCGGAACTGGGCTATGAACCTAAGTCTATTAACGAAGCAGAAGCACTTTGCTACTCTGAGTTAGAGAAGGATGACTATACAGGTGTTGCTCTCTCTTGGGGAGCTGGAATGGTTAACGTTTGTGTTATGCTTACAGGCGAACCAGTCCTGACGTTCTCTACAACAAAGAGCGGCGACTGGATTGATAGAATGTCAGCGGTCGCCACTGGCCAAACGGATAGCGTGGTTCAATCTGAGAAGGAGTCAGGCGAGTTTGTCATTGGTCAACCGAATGACAATCAAATTCTTGCGGCTGTTTCAGCTTACTATGAGCGATTGATTGATTATACGACTAAACAGCTAGCGGCGGCTCTTACTAATCATAAGGACCTCCCAAAGTTCAAGAATGCTCTACCGATTGTAGTTGGTGGAGGCACTTCGCAGGCCAAGGGCTTTGTCGAGACTTTTGCTAAGAAGCTTGAAGAGAATGAGTTCCCTTGTGATATCAAGGAAGTTCGTCATGCCGCTGATCCGTTGCATGCAGTAGCCAGAGGTTGCTTCATCGCTGCCCATCTGTAAACCCTTATTTTGCTAGGGCTTTATGATAGCATTAAAATATTATAGGAATATTTAAATGTAGCCGGCTAATTATAAAAGGACGTGCCGATTGATAGAATAGATATCGGCATCGTTTTTTGCCCTGGAAAAGGAATAAATTATGAGAAAACTAACGCTGGCTCAAAAACGTTTCAATTCACATGCGGCCTCAGTTCAAGAGAATCAGCAAGATAATATTAATTATATGGTTATGCAAGGGATTGTCTATGCTGTTGTTGCATTGGCCGGCATAATCTATATCAGCGTCTTTAATTGAATAATAGTTAATCATATGGATTCAGATGAAAAAGACCCGGTCTGGGGCGTAATTATATTTATCTACGCTGTTATAATTTATACAGTTCATTGTATGCAATAGACGTGATATGATTGACGAGCAACCTGCACTAACAGAGCAAACAATTGCGTTTATTCGCAATTGCCCTACATGCGATAAAGTCATGTCATACTCTTGCAAAAAAGCATTATATAACGCTAATAAAAGTGGGAAAAGTTGCAGGTCCTGTGCAAGCTCTGGTGAAAATAATGCTATGTATGGCAAGAGCGGACAAGATAGCCCAAATTATGGTCGTCACTGTTCTGACGAGACGAAAGAAAAAATAGCGGCCAAGCATCGAGGATGCAAAGCTTCTCCAGAGCTTAAACAGAAACTTTCTGATCTTCGACGTGGTGAAAACCATCCAAATTATGGTAAGCATCTTTCTGCTGAAACTAGAGCGGCTATATCAAAAGGACATGAAGGTAAAACTGTATCACAAGATGTGAGAGATAAAATTTCTGCGACTCTAGTTGGTAGAGTAACTTATGTTCGAACAGAAAAAATAAAAAAGAAAATAGGGGATTCCCACAGAGGAAAACCACTTAGCGAAGAACATAAAGCTAAAATAAGAGCTAATGCCAAACGTGGGGAAGATAATCACGCTTGGAAGGGTGGCGTAACTTCATTAAATTTGTTAATCCGACATTGCAGTGAATATGACTTATGGAGAAATGAGTGTTTTAAACGAGACAGTTATCGTTGTCAAATGTGTCAACTAAAACGTAACGATCTGCACTGTCATCATATTAAGCATTTTGCTATCATAAAAGAAGAATATCATATACAAACAATTGAAGATGCAATACAATGTTCTTTATTATGGGACACAAGCAATGGAATTACCCTTTGCACGGACTGTCATAAAGCCTCTCATAAACTTACTAGGGAAAAGAAAATGACTGACGAACAAGTAAAAACAGAAACGACTGAGTTTAAACCAAAACTATATAAGTTAGATGACAATGTAATCGGAATGGTCAGGGAGCTCGTTCAACTTTCGCTTCTCACGGGAACTAATTTAGTTGACCACATGCGAACAATGGTAGTAGAGCCTCACCCTGAGGACTCTCGTTTCCTTACGCTCAGTCCCGGCTTTGTAGAGAGCTACAACCGTATGGTAGCATCGCTCAATGAGCAAGCGGAGGCACAAATGAAGTTAGCCGAGCAGAATCTCGCTGGTGGGCCCGAGGGCGCTGCCCCTATTCAGCTTGACGCCTGAGCACCTCGACGCACACTTTCCACCTGCTAGACGAAAACCCCAGCTAGAAATAGTCTGGGGTTTTTGCTTGTAATATCAAGCACTTAGAAGATTGTGAATATTTTGATAATATTGGGTTAAAAAGGTCTATTTCTTTGATATACTAAGTAAAGAAAGCGAGACGATGACGATGATGAAATATTTCTCGGTCCTTTACACGTTTGATGGACAGAAGTATTGGGGTGACGTTGACGCTAAGACGCACATTGAAGCCCGCCGTGCATTTCTTGCCGCCCACCGTGGTCAGAACGTCCAGATTTTGGACGTATCCGTGGAGACCGTGCTCACGGTAGCTCGCTGAATTAAATTTTAATCACTTTAAATTCAGTTCAAAACCTGGTATACTAAGTAAAGAAAGCGAAACGACGACGATGAAGACCTACACGGTGCTGTATTCTTTCGATGGACGGAAGTATTGGGGCGATGTTCGGGCAACCTCGCTGACTGAGGCACGGAAGCTGTTTGCTTACGCCAGCACCGGGCAGAACGTCGAAATCCTCGATGTTTTCCTGGAGGCCGTGACCGTATTTCTCTGAAATAATCGCCGGCTTATTACTTTAAATTCTGCTCAAAACCCGATATACTGTATAAAGAAAGCGAAACGATGAACCACTACACGATTACATTCCGCACGGATACCGGACATTACGGTACGCACACTTTGCAGGCTTCCTCCATTAGTGAGGCTGAGATTGCTGGTCGTCAGCGTGGCCTTGGTTCCTCTGGTCCGATCATCTGTATCTGGCAGTCGGATCGAATGGGTAAGCCCCGCACGTCGGGTGTGGTCGGGATTTTCAGGGAGTCTGAGTATGCGTAAGCGTGATGCGGCGAAGCTACATTCAAGGGATCAGGTCGAAGTTCGCACTGATGCGGGTTGGGTCCCTGCCGTCATTTTGACGGACCCATGGGTGACCAAGGATGGCGTATACTTCGATGTAACCACGCACGATTATGGTTTTATTGGTGATGTTCGTCACACGGATGTTCGATAAATGAAGTTTTACACGATTACGTATACCTATGATGGTCAGACCTTCACCGTGGCCCGGCGTGGTATCGACGCTGATGCGGCCAAGGCAACCTTTCTCGCAGAACTTCAAGGGTTCAGTAAGCGTATCACGATTGCTACCGTGAAGCCTCCGAAGCGTAAGCGTCCGCCTGTCGATTCTTTTTGAATTAATTGGTTTAAATTAGACTAATTATTTGGTATACTGAGTATAGAAAGACGAAGCGAAGAAGATGCGAAACGTTTACACCGTGCAGTATGAGTGCCAGGGCCAGCTTTACAACTGGACGACCGAGGCTGAGAATCTTGACGAGGTACAGTCCAATGTCATGGACCGGGAATTTCCGGATTCTGTGAATCTTGTGGAAGTGATTCGTTGGACGGCGGAGCGCATTGTGCGTGTGGACGGGAGTGCGCCATGATCGGTGATATCGAAAAGCTTTTGGTCAAGGGTCAGGTCGTGACGATGTATGTCATGGGCACACCATTTGAGGTCACGGTTCAGGACACGGATATCAGCGAATACGAGCGGCGGTATCTGCTTTCGTTTTCGGACAGTCCTGAGGACGTTAAGTGGGTCACCAATGTCATCGTTCGTCAATTCAAGTATCAGAACTAAGTAAGAGATAAAAGAAAATGTCTAATTCCAAGCTCCGCATCGAATTTCAGTATGGTGGGTCTGTCCGAGAGATTTATCCGGGCCCGTATGGCCAGACGTATGACTCCCACCTGATTTGTTCCAAGAATCCTAAGACGGTGCAGAAGTTTGCGCTGGATGGTCTCCGAGCGTTTGTGGAATGTAATCCGTACTGCGAGGGGGGCGACCATGGCGCAACGTTTTACACGGTCTACGATTTTGTGAACGCCTATGTTGCAGAGAAGTCTAAGGGTCGCTGGAAGACTGTTCGCTGGAATTCGAAGTCTTATCCGGACTGAGGAGTGAGCCAAAAATGGCTTATTGGTTTATATTGATTGTGGTACTGAGTCTCGTCGGAAGACGGTAGAAAGCGGGGAGGGGTTTATGAGACTTTCATGGGCAGGTAAGTTATTGATTGCCGCAATTGGAACACGATTGGCGGCAGCGGGACTACGGAAGGTTGCCGAGGCCATTCCTGATGGCGGACCTTTTGAGATTAATTGTCCTAATTGCGGGGTACGATTGCGTGTTCCCCATCTGGGACGGACTTCGTGCTGTGACTGCGGTCACGCTATCAACGTGACCTAGGAGAAACATATGAGACTTTCATTTGCAGGCAAATTGATGGCGGCAGCGATTGGAGCTCGTCTAGCGGCTGCTGGATTGCGTTCTGTCGCTGATTGTCTTCCAGATGAAGAGGAGCCCGTTCGCTATTATCGTCCGGATCCCCCCGCCGAGGCGTAAGGGTCAGGGAAATGTCTTTTGTGTATGGGGTGGGCGTCCATTCTCAGTTCGACCGTTTGATTCTTCTGTGACGGTGAATGCCAACTGTCTTCAATGTGGAGTCTTATGTTCTTATACTAAGACTGGCTACTATTCTTGTCATGCTTGTCAATTTCCTCATGTCTGTTATCGGGACATGGAGGGTGGCATTTTTGTGGCGAAATATTAAGTAGCGGAAATGATTTGACTGAGTTATATGGCCTTCGGCATCTTATGGGTGTTGGGGGTCTTTTTGTATTGGAAAATTTATGAAGCCGGGAAACTTAATTCGACTAAAAGGAATACTATGAGGTTATTCAATGAGTGCTAAGCAAATTTTTAGGATTGGCGCTCTTGTTTGTTTGAGTGAGAAGGGGGGGCGCTATTATCCTGACGATGAAGAGAGTTGGAGGGCGATAATCATTGGTTGGGATTCTTTTCAGGAAGCCTGGAAATTGCTTATGAATGATGAACAAATTGGATGGATTGATCGGAGCAATGAAGGCAGCTATAAGGTGCTTCAATGACATATAGGGATGACAAGGCCGAGCCTATGTTTTCAACCGGCAATCTATTGAAGTATAGGGGCAACAGCTTCGAGGACGCCGCCTTTCGTTCGGTCCGCTGCGAGCAAGAAACGATTTTGATTCTTGGCTATATTGGACTAACCATATCTATGGAGAGTCTGGGAAATCGACCGTATTATACGGTATTGGTAGTGGACGAGGTTAAGCAATGGAGTGCCGCTTATGTAGAAAGTCGTTATAGACTATTGGAGGCTTTCGATGAAATTTAGTCCTGGGATGCTATTAGCTGACGAAGGACAATTTGGAGGCGGGCCTGTTTTGGTTATTGAGTGTATAGAGGATGAGAAGAAATTTCGGCCTGGCTATCAGCATATATATCGATTGTTGTTTTGTAATGAAGAAATTCTTACTTTGCCGGCGGTCTATGTCGAGCGTATGTTTCACGAATTGAGAGAAAATGAAGTTTAAACCTGGAACGCTCATCAGATATCGAAATGCGACCGGGGCGCCTCAGCTGGCGCATGCCGACACGTTCCTTGTTCTTGATATAGTAGAGAGCGAACACTGGCGGCTCGTCGAGCTTGGTGAAATGCCTCATTATCTTATATTGTGGAATGAACACGTTGAATATTGGAAGGTCATCTACGTTGACAAGTTTTATGAAGAATTCACAGAATAAAGTTCGACAATATTTGAATATCTTTTAATTCAACTATGTTAGGCTTGATATATGAAGATAGGGGACCTGGTTCGCATTAAGAAAGAATACGCTTATGCTTTAAAGCTTAAGCCTGGGATGGCATATTTGATTATCACGCCATGCCCATTACGTTCCAATGATTATTGGACATTGATGGATAATGATGGAATTGTGATTAAAGTCTCTACGGAGTCGGAATATGTATTCGATGTGGTGAGCGAGGCTCGCAATTGTTTGAATGACGGGATTGGAAGACTGAATAGATAATGAGAACTGGAAATATAGTTATTTATGCGAACGTTCCATATGAGGGAGCGGCGAAGTATTTGGTGATTGGTTCGCCAATAGAGCCGGCTATCTATAAACCTGCCTATGAAGGAATGCCAATTGATGGGTATAATCCTTCAAAAGATTATCTTGTTATTTCTCTCAATAATGTCGCCTGGAATCATTATGTCATCAAAGAGGATGAAGTGAACGACTGGGAGGTGATAGCATGAGTTCAGAACCTAAGTTTAGAATAGGCGCTCTTATTCGCTTAACAGCAAAAGGACATGAATGCTTTTGGGCCGTTAGTTCCTTAGGTTATGAGTGGAATGCTCTCATAATTGATATTGGGGATAGAGGCTGGAAGGTCTTAATCAATGATGATTTAAATGATTTTGGTGAAATTGACTATGCTGATATAGCTCATGGTATGTTTGAGGTGATAGCATGAAGATAGGTGATTTAGTTCGGTTGAATGAGGCCGGCCAAAAATGGTATAGATATGAGGCCGTCCCCTGGGATCATATTGCTCTTATCATTGGTTATGACCACACAATTTCATTGTCAGGAATCCCAGGTGGTTGGAAGCTTCTATGTAATGAAACCAACGATGGTATGATTATGGTAGTTAATGAGCAATACTGGGAAGTAATTAACGAATGAAAATTGGAGATTTAGTTCAACGTAAGAAAGGTATATTGGGTCCAAAGACAAACTATTTGGTGCTCAATAAAATCTCTTATGAGCAGGCTGGAGGACTCTGCGGAGAAGGTTGGTCCATAATGGAAGAATTGTTCTACTGGGAATTTCTTAGAGAAGACGGCACCGTTGAGTTATGCCTTGCTACTCCTGAGTCCGAACGTTATTTCAAAGTAATCGCCAAAGGTCAAGAATGAGCATCGACCGAAAGTTCATAGTCGGGATGCTAATACGTTTTAAACCCGACTATATGCCAATTAACCGGCAACCTGATGATATAAGCAATGGAGTCTGTCTCATAGTAGAAGACTACTATTCCCCAAAAACCATTTTTGAAAGGATTCGCTATATCAAGCTTCTTAGAGAAGATGGCACCCTCATCGAAGTGCCTTATTCGGCTTGCTGGGCTTGGGAAATTGTCATATGATAATCATCGGTAAACTCTATCAAGTCGAAGGCGCCGACTCCCGGGGCGAAGGCTGTTTCAGTTATAGTCTCGCTCCAAGCGATGGTAGGCTGGGAGGCATTGTCATGTCTCAGAAACGAACGTTCCTTCCAGATGGGGAGGTCGTGCTCATTCTCGCAGAAGCCGAGGATGATTTTTACGTCGTGCTACATCAGGAAACCAAGCGTATGATTTATAAGACGCACCTCGCTCTTCTTGAAGAAACCCCTTAATTTAATTGGTTTAAATTTTAAACCTATTATGTTATAATTATAGCATGACTAGGAAGATATTAATCGGTGATGTTCACGGCGCCTCCGAGGAGCTTAAGCTTCTCTTGGATAAGGTCGACTACGTTCAAGGAACGGATGAAGCTTATACGCTTGGGGATTTGACGGATCGAGGACCGGATTCGCCTGGTGTCGTCAAGTTCTGTCGAGCGAACGGCATTAAGTCTGTTATGGGCAACCATGATGCTAAGCTGGTGCGACGCTGGCGCCACGTTGTTCGCAAGCGTGAGGAGCCTTCGTATCGTATTCCGATGCATTATTCGCAGGACCAGATGGATACCATCGCTGCCCTGAGCGATGAAGATCTGCAATGGATTGCAGACCTGCCGCATTACTTGACGTTTCCAGAAGTTAACGTGGTAGCGATGCATGCGGGAATGCTTCCGTGTATTCCGCTTGCGAATCAGACCAAGGAAATTCTGACGATGGTTAGATTCATCGATATTGATGGACGAAAGATGCTGTCGTTGAAGTATCCAGATTTTTCTCAGCCGGAGAATTCTGTTTTCTGGGCGGAGACGTATGATGGAACGGCTGATGTAGTTATCGGACACTCTGTTGTTTCGCTGAATGGAAGCATTGGCGCTTGGGATGGGTTGAGCACCGGACGAACTTATGGAATCGATACGGGCGTTTGTTTCGGCGGCTATCTCACGGCAATGATTCTGGATACCGAAAAGCCGAAGAGTCGGGAAATCGTTCAGGTGCAAGCGCTACGGGAATATTGCCAGCCGATGGGAAAGTATGAGTCTGATGGGACCGAAGTATAAAGCAGGCGATTTAATCTGGGACCCTTATCGAGACAAGGGACGTGAATCCCTTATGCTTCTGCTTGCGTGGCACGATAATTGGGAGGGCGTCTACACCTACAGGTGGTGGGGCTCTATTCGAAATGGTGAATACTTTGAGCTTGCAGAATCGTACATCGAAGAATTCTGTAAGGTAATTAATGTGGAGTCTGGCGCAAGCGACTAAGTAAGGAAATTAAGATATGTCCTGGAATCATCGAGTAATCAAGCATAGTCAACTAATGTCGGACGGTGAGGAAGAGACCTGGTTCTCTATTCACGAGGTCTACTATAACGAGGATGGAAGTCTTCAAGTTTATACCGAGTCTCCTGTCGAACCGATAGGTGAGAGCTTGCTGGAACTCAGTGAGGACCTTGCACGTTTTCAAAAGGCGCTTGCTAAACCCGTTCTGAATCCAATGGATTTCAAAGAGGCTAACTCCTCTGAGGATGATGGGGCGAGAATTCCATATGTTCCATTGAGCATTCCTCCTAGCAATCAATTCGCTATTATGGATGAAATTGAGGAGCGTGCTCTGGAAATTAAGCGGCAGGAAGCCGATGCGATTGAGCTTGCCGCTTGGGATGCGCTCTGTTTGGCGACGATTCATGCACCGAATGATTTCGTTGGCCCCCTCACGTATCCTTCTGCTAGCGTTCCTGGATTTACTATTCAACAAGCGCCTATTGAGATTGAGCCCATTAAAACAATTATCTCTCCGGCTTATAAATCATTTCCGGTACCAAGAGACCGGGGCGAGTAGATTTCTCAGCAAGAGACTGGAATTGCTCACCCCCTGTCCTTTCTGTCAGGGACGGGTTCTGCCTAGAATGTCAAGCGGAGTTTGACGAGGCGATGGACGGTCCTAATTCCGGTCTTGGATTTGAAATAAGGTCTCATGCCGAGCGCCAGCGCTTCGACAATGATTACGTTGGCGCAGAGAACTACGTGCGTGAAAGTAAAGAGCAAATTGCAGCCAAAGTGCGATTTAATAATCCAAGCTGCGCAAGCTATGAAGGCGCCGATTATACTTTCAATGAAAGACGTTAATCGAACAAATTAAGTGTCGGCCTCCAAGGGAAACTTTGGAGGCTTTTTGCGTTCTTTTTAGGCATTAATTTAAGCAAATCATATACTTATCCGTATGAAAACATGCTCGAAATGCCATATAGAAAAAGATGAAACGGAGTTCAATAAAGACAAATACACGTCTTCGGGTTTCACGAAGCGCTGTAAATTATGCATTCGGTCGAGACGCAACGCTCTTGAATTAGACAAGAGCAAAATATGCGTGATTTGCAAAGAGCTTAAATCTGTTTGCGATTACCATAAAGACAGTAAAGGGCTTTATGGCGTGCGTGCGGCGTGTAAGAAATGCAACTATCAGAAGATACTTGATTACCGATTGGCGAATCCAGTCTCTTATGACTCTACGAAAAAGAAATGGCATCGGTCGGAAAAAGGTAAAGTTTGCAATAATAAGTGCCGAAATACAGAAGAATTCAAAATGACTCTTAAAGTATACAGAGCCGTTAACCGAGGGCGCATCAATGCTTGGCATCGAAACTATCGCACCAGTAGCACGCTCCGTCATCTATATGCGATGATGAGCGGAAGCATAGCTAGTTCGTTGAAAACCAGCCGGGTATCTAAAAATAAACGGAAATGGGAAACCTTGGCGGGTTATACAGTGGAAGATCTTAAGGCTCATTTTGACCAACTGCTCTCAGAAAAAGGCTTAACGTGGGATGGCCTAGGAAAAGTGTGGGAAATTGATCACAAGCGACCGGTTAGCTGGTTCAGTTTTTCTTCCTTAGAAGACCCACAAATAAAAGAATGCTGGGCGCTTGACAATTTACAACCTCTTCTCATTGCCGAAAATCGCCGTAAGTTGAATCGTTGGTCTGACCATCCAGATGACTTAGCTAACGGCAGAGCCTCGTTGGAGGCTTACCGAGCCGCTCTAAGTGCTTGAAATCATTAAGGAATCAATTGGTTTAAATTCGGTCTGAATCTTGGTATACTAGTAAGTATGAAGACCGGAAGAAATGGATGTCGGAAGCGCAGGACTGATCGCAATCATTGCGTATATTCAATCGTGTGCGATATCACGGGCGAGGAATACATCGGCATCACGGTCGCCCTTGGTCGGGCATACCTTAAGAGCGTCAAGTCTCGCTGGCAGAAGCACACTTATCATGCGCTGGTGGAAGGGCGCACGTTCCCGCTACAGGTTGCCATCCGTGAGCATGGTCCTGAGAACTTCACGCACGAACTTCTGGCGGTCGTCCGTGGGAAGACGGAAGCGCATGACCTTGAACGTGAGATTATGACCGAGCGAAAGCCGGCCTTGAACGTAGAAATGATGCTTGGTCGTAAGCGTGTTGGTGTTCGCACCACGAAGGTCTCTGCCTGAGACGAGACCGCTGGTACGATGCCAGCATAATACACTCCTGGTGTAAATTCTAAGAATGAGACAAGCTGCCGAAAGGCGGCTTTTTTATTGGGGTTTTTGCGTCTGTTTTCCCATAGGTTCCTCGCACCGAAACGCTCGCCTTTATACGCCTTTTCTTGCCCTAGATTCCTGCGGAACGCAGGAACGACCTAGAGGGTCGCCCGTGCTCTTAGCACGGGCCTGGGAGGCTCTAGGAGGCGCCTGGATCCCACGGGCGACCCCTAGTGCGCCTGAGAGCTCTGGAACGGTCCTGGCGCCGCCTGGGGCCCGCAAAATAAGTGAAAGAAATCGACAGGGAGGGTGGCTTATTACTTTAAAATCGGGCATCTTTTTGGTATACTAAGAGTATGAACAAGACGATGATCCTCGATCCGAAGTTTGACCCGATCCAGAAGCGGCTTAAGATCGGCTATGCCCTGATCAATTTCTTTCTGGGGATTTCTGGCAAGAAATGGAACGACATGCCAGACTCAGAGCGCTATGCGATCATTAAGTACGCCGGATCGATTACCTGATAATCCCTTTAAATCCCCGTAAAACCCTGGTATACTAAGTATATGAAGACGACGAAAGAGATCAACGCCCGCCTCACGGCAATCCGCACCGAACAGCGCAACCTTCGCTCTGAGGAGATCAAGCTCGAAAAGCGCCTGGAGCGGCTAAGCACGAAGAGGCTCGCCGAGTCTAGGGCGGCGAAGGGTAAGAAGGTTGTCAAGGTCGAAGATATCAAGGTCGGCGACCGCATCTTCCGTGAGGGAGATTACAAAACCGTGATCGGACGTGAAGCCTACCTGGGACGATTGTATTTGACCTGGACAGAGAGCGAAGACGGCTGGGCCGAGCGTTCTTTCGTCCGTGGCACGAGGCTCACGATCAAGGCTTGAAGTAATCGAAGAAAGCCAGGAAATCCCTGGCTTTAATTACTTTAAAATCGGCAAACATTCTGGTATAATGAATATATGAAAACGACCGAGTGTAAATGTGGTTCCAGTCGTATTCTGGAAGTGTGTGCGAAGTGCTCTGATCTCTGCTCCTGGCGTACCGCAGGCGGCGAGTGGCAAGAGGGTTACGTTCCCACTGGCAAGGGAATTGGCGAGGATATGGATTACGTTGAAATTGCGTTCTGTATGGATTGCGGACAGATTCAAGGAAAGTTCCCGCTCCCTAAGGGCCGCCGCCAGAAGTAAATCGATTTAAGACTTTAAATTCGGCTCTCAATTCGGTATAATGAATCTATGAAGACGACGACGATGAACACCGCAACGCTTTCGACCAACGAATATTTCGAATTTTTGGAGAACCTTGGGGCCGTCTGGGCTGGAACGATTCCGACCTATGAGGAGCGTCGGCGTGGTCCGATGTTCTTCGGCGGCGATTGTGCCTCCCGTATGGGATACGTTCGTGACCATCTTGCCCGTCTAGTGCGGCGTGATCGTCCGTGGCCGAGCACTGCGCTGTAATTCTTCTCTCCCTATAAATTCAGTAAAGCTGTAAAATGAACCGCCCCGACCAGGGCGGTTTTTTTGTATCAATTTGATACCTTTCTACGCTGAAAGTGTGCGCCAGGACCTTCACCGTTCTAAGCCTTTTCTGGCGCTCCCAGAGCGTCCTGGAGCTCTTCTGAGCGTCGGACGACTCCTAGTGCGCCTGAGAGCTCTGGAACGGTCCTGGCGGCTCGGCCGGGACCGGAAGCCTCAAAATAAGTGAAAGAAATCGACAGGGAGGCCGGTTAAATACTTTAAAAGGCGAGAGAATTTTGTTATAATGAATATATGAAGACGAAGAAGACCGTTACGGTGCAGATGACCCCATCCTCAATGACCAAGGTTCAGCTGACCAAGGCGCTTAAGAGCGTTCAAACGAAGCTGACCAGCCTGACTTTCGAGGAGTCTGCCCTTAAGGAGGCTCTCATCGTGAAAGAGCGTGCCGCTCTGGTAAAGAAGGGTTATCGCTTCTGCGAGGCGTGCGAAGTCAAGGTTGGCCGGTATGGCGATGAAATTCAAGACCAGCCTGGTCATCCAATACGGATACTCAGCCGACGAGCAGAGCCAAGCGGAGTCCATGGCCCCGTTCATCTCAGTCTGGCAAATGGAAATGAAATAGTGGAAGGCTCGCCGCACAATCGTACAGGTTAAGCCAGTCTAATAGCGTCTCCAAAACAAATTCGAACAATTCGCCCTGCTCGCCAAATCGGCCAGTGGGGCATTCTGCTATTATCAGTTTAAATTTCGACAATAATTAGATATACTGAATATATGAACAGCGAAAAGCATCAACACTTGAAAGACTTAATCGGAAAACTTTGCGTGGTAAGCAAGGCCGCCTGGTTGTTCGCTGCACCGCTCGATGCGCTGGACGGTGGTCTTGCTCATTCGTCTTATTCAAACAACGAAGCAAATCGAGAAGTAATTGTTTTTCCAGATATGCCTTTTGTGATTTTGGAAGAGCGCCACGTCGAGCGTAGCGGCATGTGCTTCCCCGGTGATGACCTCGTGTGCCTCAAAATTCTTCTTGGTGATAAAATCACGTATATTTGTTCCGGGGCAAGCCCCATTGAATTCGAGCACGCCTTAAAACAAAGAAAGAAGGACGGGGAATAAAATGAATCCCGGCACGCTCTATAAATATAGTCCAGCCTTTCCAATCATCAATTGGAATACAACGGTTGAGAACGACCCGCTTCAATATGAATGTCTAGTGCTTATTCTCGAAAGAAACGATTCCGATAGTGTGATGCTCATCAATGGGCAACAGTATCTCGTTAGCAATAGCGACTTATTTCAAATCAATGAAGAGGGTGAGATCGGCCCTTCTTCCTTCGATGAAGGCTTTTATGATGAATGGAATAACAAATGACAACGATTGGAAAACTCTATAAGTACGTCCCGCAGTATCCAACCAACTTTGACCCTTCGCTGCCGAGAGGCGTCGCACCAACGAGAGAAACCCATCCACTAGATTTTTACAATATCGTGATTTTGGTCGATAAAGACTTTTGCGGCTTTAAGAGCGAAGTCATCCTTGAAGGGCGCAAATACTGGATTCCAAATAGAGACCTGTTAGAACTTGAAGACCCAGAGAAACCTACAATCCCAGAAACCTCTGTGATTGATAGAGCAGTGGCCAAGACAACCTTTGACGAAGAGGAATGGTATACCGATGATGAATAGTAGAGCACGGTTTAAGGTCGGTCATCTTTATCAATACGTAGGGGCGTCAGTCCGTATGCCATGCACACAGATGACAGCGAAATGACCACCAAGGCTCGGACCGGGAAGGCCGGTAGGCATTCAATTTTAGTGGAAGTTCCGGGGAGCACGATTATGGTCGTGGCTTCAAATCACGACAGTCCACAAGATGCCTCTTTCTATAAAGTAGTGATGGACGATGGTACTATGGGATGGATTAACCTGACATATTTGGGGCGCCAGAATTTCATCGAAGTTAAAGACGACTAATTAGTTTAAATATCAAAAGAATTCTGGTATAATAGTCCTATGAGCAATGAAGAGCAGCCGCTGGATTATTACAAATTCAGCTTTAAGAAGAATCCGTTTGACCTTAAGGTTGGCCGGCTCTATCAGCTTATGGTACGTGTCGGAGATCAGCGTCTATGGTGTCGTAGTGTGCTCACGTCGTTTTATTGGTCGGAAGGGGCTGGTAGCAGCCGCATCTATTTTCCATCGAGAGCGCCTTTTCTCGTTGTTAAGCTCGATCTCTACACTTGTCAGGCCTTGACGGCAGAAGGCTATGTTGGAACGTTCGCTTATAGCGAACACGAATACCGTCGAGGTACGATGGAACGTTATCGCTTTGATGATATTGCTGAATTGACAGGTGACCGTAAATGACTGTTAACGTCGCAAAACATAGAATTCCAGTTGGAACGCTTATTGAATTAAATCCTGAGTTGATTCCGTGGAATGGGACGGGAGACACTAAGGGTATTGTCTTGGCTCACCGCTTCGCTATTTATTTGACCGTTCTAGTTGGCGACCAAAAACACGAATTTGATTTCAATGCCTATACGGACCTGACTGGTTGCTGGGTTAACGACATAACGATATTGAAATGTCCTGATGGCCGGAAGACATTAGGCATTAAAGACGAATGGCATCCCCGACGATTCAAATAAGACTATAATGTGAAATTGAGCCGGCGAGAATATATAAGAGTATATGATGTACGATGATGATGAAATGTATGTAGACCTGTATGACCTCGGCTTGAACGATGGGATGAATCACAAACCTATTGACCAAGACTACTTTGCCTCCGAAGAATATATGGCCGGATACCGACAAGGTGTTTCTGCTAACGAACAATAGGAAAACAAATGACACCAGAAAAGACTGCTAGACTCATTACCAAATACCCAAAGATGTTCCCAGAAGATTTCTGGTTTGAATATAGCGACGGTTGGTATGACCTAACAGACAACCTTTGCTCTCAGATTCAATCCTATGTTGACGAAAATGACAACGTAAAGCAAATCACTGCTTCTCAATTTAAGGAGAAGTTCGGATGCTATGATACGGAAACAGAAGTCCTAACCAAAGATGGTTGGAAGTATTTTGTAGACGTTGGGATGAATGACCTGCTCGCAACAATAAATCCCAGCACCCACATTATGGAATATCAGGCGCCGAGCGACCTAATTTCGTATGATTACTCTGGTCCCATGTATCAATTACAGGCAAGAGGGGTTGACTTGTTTGTTACGCCAAATCACAATATGTTTTGGGCCAAAGGAAACTCTATGGGCGCTTACAAAGCCGGAAATACAAAAATTCACGACATGGAATTTAGCACTCCGGAAAAATATTTTCAAAAGACTAAAAGATTTTTAAAGTCTGCTACATGGGTTGGTAAAAAAGAAAATGCCTATACTCTTAATGGTTGGAAATACTCTGCCAATACTGCTAGATATAACAGGACATATACTATTAGTGATAAAACTATTGACATGGATAATTGGTTAGCGTTGCTTGGAATTATAGTCGCAGAGGGATGTATTGATAAACGTGGAGATACCGTTGGAATTTGTGCCGATAATTCCGGCAGTGAAAAAGCAAGGCTAGAACAATTGGCGTGGGAAAAAATTATAACTGATTGCGGCTATAAATACGCAAAATCTGGCCTTGATAAGCCGGCCGTAGTGTATAACATTTATAGTCAACAGTTGTCTAAATGGTGTGCAAAAAATATAAAGCACCGAGCAGAAAACAAAAGGGCTCCCGATTTTATTAAAGAACTTCCTCCGCACCAAATAGAAATATTTTTAAAGTGGCTTTATAGAGGCGATGGGCATAAAAGTAAAACCGCCAATACCTTATATACCGTATCAAAGGGTCTTAGTGACGATGTTCAAGAGCTTATTTTAAAAGCTGGGTATGCTTCTAGTCATGTTTGCCGAGATCAGCAAGTTCGAAATTTGGAAAGAAAGAAAACAGTTGGAGATAGAAACATTGTCGGCAATTACGATTGTCATTGCATTAATTGGCTGACGAATTCTAACAGTTTTAATATATCTGGTAAGACATTTCGCGATTCCAATTCTTATGTTGAGCAATGGACCACGTATAGTGGAAAAGTGTACTGCGCTACGGTTCCTAATCATACTCTCTTTGTAAGAAGAAATGGTAAGGGAGTTTGGTGTGGAAATTCTCTTCGTGCATATATTGATCCCGAAGACGGTGAAAGTGATATAGACGATATGATTTATCAGTTTACGAGAACCGCTGAAAAGGTGTCGGAGACTACATGCGAAAGTTGTGGTAAGGCCGGCAAGATTATAACTAAAAATCACTGGCTTCGGTGCTCCTGTTCAACGTGCGCAGAGGAAAAGTAAATTATGAGTATTCTAAATGTCGTCGGCGGGAGTATATTGCTGTTGTTCATAAGTCTATGGGTCGCTGACTATATCAAGACCTTAAGAAAGTAAATGATGAGAGTCGTCGGTATCCTACTTCTAGTGATAGCTGTCGGCGCTCATGTTTTGGCCTATATGCTTAATAAACGAAAATGACAGACTTTATGCCCGGCCAACTTGTTATGCTTAAGAACGCCTTCACCGACGTTCGTTTTGTTTGGTGCTGGACCGTTCCCAGAGAGTCCTCAAAATCTCAAGCACACCGAAATGGTACCGTCGGCGTCTATCTAAATTCATCCTCCGCTGAGGATGAAGCTCGTGCGCAGCGCAATGCCGGGCCACTGCCACGACATAATATTCTTATTGAAGACCAAATCTGGTCGGTACCTAAAAATGATTTAATTGCGTTCCCCGTTGAATAAGGAAATACAGAATGATTTACGAATATAAGTGCAAAAATGAAGCCTGCGCAGTCGAGTTCGAAGCAGAACAATCCATTAAGGACGAACCGCTCACTTCCTGCCCACATTGCCTCGGCCTTGAAGTTCAACGTCTAATCTCTTCCAATACGAATTTCGTTCTTAAAGGGGATGGATGGTATGCCGATGGATATTCCTCTAAATCAGATAAGAAAAGTTAATGCTCTTACCCGGCGAGCTAGTTTGTAGAACCGACGGAGAATCGGCAGATGGAGCCGGATCGATGTATCCGATTTTATATCAAGCGATTAGACTAATCGACGCTATCTCGGATAATGAATTATGCGGGCTTATTGACATCGATGAAGATTTCATCGGTGTCTTTTTGCGTTATGATGCAGAATATGGCGACAGTCACTGTCATGTTCTATTCAACGAAGAAGTTCTATTGGTGAGCAATGACTACTTAATGTCATACCCGAATGCGCCCCCAATTCTTTCAAGTGGATCAGGTCAATAGCTTCTCACAAGGGCAACTGGTCAAGCTCAACCCATCCTGGCGGCACGGTTACATCGGATACGTTCACACTGAACCCAGAACCGGTTGGCCTAACGCCGTTTTGATAGAAGCAGACTCCCTCGGCGTCTACATAAAATTCATTAGCGATTTCACCGTGTCAAGCGCTGAGTGCGGAGATGAATTTCTAAATTATCCATATTATCCAGTGGACGTGGTTCTTTTTGGCGATAATCTCGTGGAAATTCCACTCGACGTTATCGTGCCGGTAATTATAGAATAATTTAAAGTAATTACTTTAAATTTTGTTCTTTCCGTGCTATAATAAAGTATAATGGCAAAGCATAAATTCACTGAGGGTCAGCTGGTCCGCCTAGAGCACCGAAATAGTGTCTGGTGGTATCCAGCCTATTGTGCAGAATGGTGGGAGACCGACGGCTCCGCAATGCCGACGGCGAACCATGTGGTTCAATTTACATCAGCTGATATTGCTTTGGTGCTACCAATGCCTAGGCATATGCGTCGCTCGTCTGATAATCAGCACTGGATTAAGATTTTGTTCAATGACCGTGCGGTCTATATGATTAACGACCTGGTGCCAGTAGAATGACTAAGCAAATTTTTACGCCCGGCCAACTAGTTCAACTCTCCCATCGTGAAGGTAAATGGTGGTATCCCGCTTATCTAGCAGAATTTTGGGAGGGGTCGACGCTCTCCGGGCTGCTCGGCCGAGGTCTGCCGCTTCCACATCGAAAACTTTTGATGCAGAGTCAGGATATCGCTATGGTCCTGCCATTACCAGAAGGCGCAGAGCATATGCCTCTTGGCGGCTATATCAAAATATTGCTTAATGAGCAATGCTGTTATATCTGTCCGGCAAACGTCGAGGTCTACAATGGCTAAAAAGGTATTGACTCCAACACCAAAGTTTAAACCCGGAGATCTACTTCGCATTAATAGCGGGGCAGGCGGAGCGCTATCCTGCTATATATACGCCGAAGATTCTGACGGGAACCCTGCGGCTGTTAGCGTCTGGGAACATGGCACTCCGATCAGCGAAGACGACATTGTTCTCTTTATTAAATATTTCATTGCCGTGACGGCATTTATGACGTAATTGTTCTAAACGGTGTTTTGTGTGAAGTCCCAGAAAAATGGATGGAGAAGGTCTAATGGAATTCAAGTCAGGTCAAGTCGTTAAGCTCAAGGTCCGCTATCGCAACGAACATGCTTATTTTTGGAATTCGGAAACAAATGATTTCGTCTGGCAAAATCATCACCGTCATCCAGAACTATACCCGACGCCGGAGGGCACCGGTCAGCAGGAGGTCGCTCGTTATGTTCGTAATGATGAAGTCGGTATCTTTATCAAGACCGTCATCGTTGAAGAACCGTCGTCAGCCTACTATGGACCGAAGTGGGTTGACGTGGTGCTAGTCGGTGAACAGATTGTCGCCTTCGAACAGCGCCGCATTCGTCGCTCTTCTCCAAGAAAGTATGAATCGAAGATTAAGCGCATCACCGTTAAGGACCATCGCCGTGAAGAGTGAAGGTCCATTCTTCTCGCCAGGCGAACTAGTGCGGCTTCGTATGCATTGGGATGATGTCGATGACTATGAAGAGACTCGTACTTTCCGCATAGCGAATATGATATCGATAGCTCCTCCCTATTATGCGGCTATCGAGCCGGTGGATAACGAAAATCCAATGGCTTGGAACTATCTCGCAATTAATCCGTTGGAGGTCGGTATCCATCTTCAAAATGTTGCCGGCACTAATCAACTCGTCACTGTCCTCTTCAAGGATGTAAAAGTTAGAATCGCTAGAAATCTCCTGGAGCCCTATAATGGAAGCTCGTGACCTATCACCAGGCCAATTAATCGTCACAGGCTCCTCTCCCCTCAGAGAAGATAGCGTATATTATGCTAGACGACTACCAACATACCCCTATGCTCTCAAACGCATCGATGCTGGCACCCTGGGAGTCTTTCTAGGCGATTACTTCTTTCATGTGACCACTGGTGCAGAAGGCGCTAAACATCGTGCCATCGTCCTTGTAAGCGATGAGAAAGTCCTCATTCCTTTTAACCTGTTAAACCCAATATGAAGAAAATCAAAATCAAATTCAAAGCCATGGCCGGTCAAGTCTTTAAAGCAAAATGGAAACTGGAAGCAGAACTAGCCGCTAACCCAGAAGTTCATTTACAATTCAAAAAGGACACCGTAGCTATGTATGTGTCCTCCCCAGATAAACAACCAGGAGAGACTTGCAATTGCTGCGGGTGCCGCTCCACTACTTATCACAATTTTCTGGTCGAAGATAAAATCGTAATGCTCTGGGACCCAGAAGAGAATCTAATCAAACTATGAACAAACCAATTATGCGTGTCGGGAAACTTATCCGACTTAAACCACATATGAAACATCGACGCAGAAAGATTCCTTGGTGGGCCTTCTTTAGCACCGTCGAATTTAACGAAAATGACGTATTCTTAATCATTAAGTCCGAGAACCCGCCAGCAGCCGCTAAGTCCTATCGTGTCTGGACCGTCGTCACTCCAGATGGAGAACTCCAGAAAATCCACCCCAAATTCAGAAATGTCTTCGAACTCGTCCAAGAGGAATTCAATGAAAAAGCCTAAGAACTTCTCCGCAGGCCAATTAGTCCGTCTTAAAAGCGATGACCCAGACCCAGGCGATAGCGATAGCTGGGGATGGAACGTCAAGCCAAACGGTACCGACCTCGACCAACCTACCGTCTGTATCCCAGCGGATACAATTTGTCTCTGGATATCAAAGCTCCCTAACAATGAGGCCTGTCATATCGTTCTGTTCAATGAACAGTTGCTCGCCGTCACCGCTCTCTGGATTCATTCAATATGAATAAACACACTAAATCAATCAAGGCCGGAGACCTTATCACTAACACCCTTGATATGCCCTATAACTTCATGCTCTATACCCCAGACATGGACCTGTCAAATGGCCTCTCTCGCCCTAAAATTAAACGGATACTCATTCAACCCAATGCCGTCGGCATAGTCATCAAAACAGACTCCGCTCTATTCGCCGTCCTCTTCGATGATGTAATGGTCTCAGTCTCCCCTGACTGGTGCAAACTCCTATGACCACCATCTTGAAGCCACCATCACCTTTTATGGCCGGCCAACTCATTAGACGCTCCTCTCAGACCGCCTCATATTGCTGGCAAGTAAATGCCCACGGAGATGACCTCTCCCAAAACTATGTCACCGTCTATCCTGATGAATATGCAGTCTACCTCAGAACTGACTCATTCATGCGAGGAAGCGTGTCCCTCGAAGATAGAGACATTATCCTCTATGGAGATATCATGCTCTCAGCTGACCTTACCTCAGGCTGGGAATTAGTCACGAGCGACCCCTGTAAACAAGTCGGCTGAACCATACTTATCAGTCGAGGTATAACATGGCCGTTAATAGAAATTTGACAAACCTAAGAACTCTGATTAGAGAAGTTATCGCAACAATGGTAGATAACCCTGAGGGCATCATAGACCCAAACTCCATTGAGACAACCGGCGAGACCGTTCATCTGCCAGGCCTAAGACAAGGACTCGAGAAATTCTCCTCAGAAACCTTTAATGCCGCCAAAGCGCTCATGGTACTCAGAGATAGCAAATACTTCCGCCCAGGGACCACAGACTCCGATAATATCAATAAAGCCGGCAAAAAACTCAGAAGACTAGGCATCCTTCCGCTCCAAGGAATAGACAATGGAAACATGGAGTATTTCATCACGTCTCTCAATGAATCTGACGCATTGCTCTCAGAAATAATCGATGTCATAGATAATCTCAGCGCTGACCATGATTCCCCCGAACAAGATGATATCTACAAAATAAGCGATGCCCTTCATCACGTAGAGAACATCCTCGCATACATCAGATCCCTCGCAATGAATTCACTCAGTTCATAACAACCACTCACTCCCCAAAATAACCCATATGACCCTCTCTCGCATCCCCGGACAATTAGTTCAATTCACATATGGCGCTAAGGCCTATGTTACCAACCTCACAGGCTACCCAGTTAATAACGTCGTAGACGTTAACGTACATTCAATAGGCGCCTATCTCAAAACAGATACCTCCTGTCGATCACTCCGAGGAGAGATGATAGCCGATATCTTTCTATTAGACGAGTGCCTCGTAGAGATATACAAAGATAGAACCCACTTCTTCTTTGAAGATTACCCAGCCCTCTACTCTAATCAATAGATACCAACCCCTTATAATATAAGGGGCCAGGGGCCTAAGTGCTTTAGACCCCATGAGCATACCCGTACTTGGCCCTGTCGGCCTACCCATAGGGGTACCCCTCGGCCTACCCGACCCCTATATAGGGGGGCTACAGGCCGTGTAGCTCGACGGGGTGGTGGAGTGGGACTATACCCACGCACTAAATTTTTTTTGGATTTTTTCATTTTCATTTCCCCGTGTTTTTATAAGGCTTATATTGTCACCTAACCTGACACTAAATTTTTTTGGATTTTTTCATTTTCTGATATCTTTATAAGGCACGCATCGCTCTTAGTGAATCCAAATTTTTGAAATAATTGAGTGACAGAGAACTTACTTTAGAAAATTTTTTTTGGTTTTTTTGAATTGAAAAGGCTTATTAGGATGTGTTGCACTGAGAAGTATTGGAGATAGAGTATGAAATCGACATTGTTGATAGAAGGATGTTTAGTGGAGATAAGGGATGACAGCTATTCTTTTGTGAATTGTCATTTATACAAGAACGACGAGAGAAGTCCTTTTTATGTAAATCCTCTTACGTTTACAATACCTCCTGTGTCCTATAACCTTAAAGCTGGGACTGTTGGTATTCTTATCAAGGCTCTAACTAAAACGAAAAACGTTAGAATGCGTGGGGCTCGTGTGGATTATCTTGTATTGGTGGAGGAAGTTTTATATGTTGTTCCTGACTATGGAGTAAGAGAATTAAATGAGTAAACAGATGCATGGAATAGTGATTGGTGGTAAAGGGTGGCAATTTGAGTCAGGACGGCTTTATAAATTTTCACCTGATGCTCTTGCTGAAAACATGTATTATATGGATCTGCATGATAGTGATGGTGCAGTGGCATGCCCTATTGACAGTATGTTTCTGTATGTAAAGGAGCGTGTTAGGTCGGTAGATGCATGTTCTTGTATTGGTTGTCAGACGCCTATACAAGTCTTCTTGTATGAGGATACTCTTATTGATGTATACTATGCGTATCAGAAATTATTACCGATATGATGTTAACATCTGGGCAGCTATATGGGTTTGATGCTGATGTTATTGCGACTAACAAGGAATGGGATGTTCTTGATTATGAGATACGGGATACGGTATCGAT